ACATTACTCTTGACAACTGTACAACACCGACTGATTGAACTAACCGATGGACTTCGTCTTTTTGTTCTTCTGTCATTGAAATACCTCCTTTTGTCTATAGTTAATTGTTCATAATTCGTTGATTTAAATTAAATGATGGTGAAAAGATACCCTTTTCCGCACAAAATTAACGAAAATGAGAATATTTTTGTGTTAATGTTTGCAAAATGTAACAATCTGTAAGTTTTTGCTAGCAAAAAGAAAGGCGGCTACATGTTGTAAAACCGCCTTATCTTTTAAAATACATACGAAAGCCAGTGATAACGTCTTCTACCTTCACGATACGTGAGGTTTTCCTGATTGGCATAAGCCTCCTGCTCAAAGGAAATGGCACGATAAGCCTGATGGCTGTCTCTGAGGATGATAAGCCTGACAAGCCATTCGATGAGATACCAAATATAAAAGAAAACATAAAGCATTTCCTTCATTTGCTCGGTATGTATCATTTCATGATTAAGAGTCCTATCATCAATCGGTCTGTCTCTTCTTGTGAAGAGAACCCCGAAGAGGTTCACGTAACTGAAACCTCTAGGGGGAATAATTTTATTCTTGATAATCTTCATACTAGATAGCGAATAAATCTACAAATAAATACGTGAGGAACACGTCTGCAAACCCTGCTATCTCAAGCCAATACCAAGGGTGGAACTTAACATCCTTACTGATATACCAGATACCGTTTGCCACCTTGAAGAAATCAATGGCAACAAGATAGATGGTATATAGGAGGGCTATCACGAACGTTATCCACCAGCATACCGACAAACACCAGCCTACACAACCTGCCGCTGCCACGATAGCTGCTGTCTTATGCACGGAATAGGCATCACGGTCGCAGTAATTCGGGGCAAAGCCTACGAAGCACAAGCCTGCACAGCCAAGGAAGGCAAGGAACTGGATGCCCCTGCCCATATCGAGCAGGCAGAAGAGCATAAGGAAGGCTACCGCAACCATGATAAGCGAGAAGAGCCAACCCATGTTCCGAGGCTGCTTAAAGGGAGCGATTTCGCTGCCCGTAGTAGACTGCAACTGATAATAAGTATCGCTCACCATATTAGGGATGCCGAAGCGCAGAGCCATCAACAGTAGATAACCTCCGAGAAGGAGGAATGAGATAAATGCAAGATACCACATAAGCCTACACCTCCATCTTTAACTTGTCGGGATAACCTGACTTATAAACATAGGTCAGGACACCTTCGATATTATCCAACTCGCTCACTGCCTTCTTGTGCGCAGCGGTCACATTAAAGCACTCCAGGGCATACATTTCGAGGGCAGAAAGCAACTGTATAGCCTTGTCGCAGTCCACCTCCAACTGATAGCTTCCCAGCCAGAGCGTAGTCTTCTGCTGTCCCATGCTCTTGGCGATGGTGGTAGAGTTCATCAGTCCTACTCTGGTAGCCTTGTCGAGCCATACTTCCATGCCGTTCAGTAGGAAGGAATTTACGGACGAAGAAGCATCGTACTTTTCAATGTAGGCAAGCATCGCCTTCTTCATATACCCCAAAGGCTCTGCACCAAGACCTTCACTAATCTCTTTAATCTCCTCCATGCTTGCCTGTTCTCCACTCGCCAAGATGTCGTTCAAGACAAATTCCATACTTGGCTTGTAGTCATACCGCTCAAGCATGTAATCACAGAGCGATGATTCCTTTTCCTGCCCATCCTCTGTTTTTTCAACCTGCATGGTCTTAGCCCATGCCACTCTGTAGATGTCGCCATCCACAACCTTAAAAGCCGCAAAATCGGCTGATTCACCAAATGTTTTAACCATATTATTACAATATAATTTCGCTTTAAAGTATATTCTCCATTACTACCTTTTTCTTGCTTAAAGAAATGTGGTAAAATAACAAAGTCTAAGTGTTAAACAGAGCACACGGGACGGACACGATATACAGCTACCTTATAGTTATAATCAAACCTATTATTTAATACATTTAATGCCCATGCGTTGTCTATGTCTCCCTGAGTAGAAGTCCAATATAAACCACCAACAAATTCAGTAGAGCCAATAATATCAAATGCCTCATTAATTTTAGAAATATTATTACTAGCATCCTTTGCTTCGCCTAGCGACCACAGATAACCTATATTACCATTCTTGAATATATAATTGCGACAATACGCAGCAGCAGCAGCTTCTGTACCGAGTCGTGCAATAATCTTTTCTGTATTCAATTTTCCTGCATAGTCTTTTATTGCATTTTCTTTATTAGTAGATGTTACAATTCCAGATACTTGAACAGAATCTCCCCAATAGTATGTCTCGTCAGTACTTGTTAAAGCAATTATAAACTTACTATTCTCTGTACCTACATATACACCTACAACCTTGCTATTGTTGGCAGTATCCCAATTCTCAGAGAGCGTAAAGTGTCCATCTGTATCGCATATATATATACCAAGCGGTAAATTAGAATAAGTCATTATTACATTTCTACTTGTACTAATACCTGCTGTGTAAGACTGACTTACAGGTGTAGCATATTCACTTATGCTACTTACACTTACTGTATACGTATTAACCGAAGGAATCTTGAACACAAGCGGTGTTCCCTTCCAGGTCTGCGTCTGTGTCTCTCCATTCATCGTGTTCTTGACGGTCACAACAGCACCGTTCAGCTTGCTATCTGACGATGATACTGTACTTTTGAGCGTCACCGTCACGGTCTCATAGTAACCACCTCCACTAATCTCTCCCCACGTAGCCTTGCCGTTCGCTATGTTGTAGAGCTGATAGAATTTATATCCATGCTCGGCAGAGCTGTCCGCTACTCGGCACATATATCCTACCTTGAATGAGCGTGTCGTTCCGTTATCACTGAAGGTCAGCGTGCTTGATGTAGGAGCAGATGAGAGCGTAGGAATCACATATTCCGTATCAGTGAATTTGGCATTCGCTGGCACATTTGCATAGACGGTATGACCATTAACTTTGGAAGCATTATCCGCAATTGATGCGCTCGCTGCTTTTGCTGTTTTCTCAAGATATTTACTGTCTGCATCAGCAGTTTTAAGATATGCTGCCAAACTTTGATGAGAGGTGAGGAATCCACTGTCGTTAGTGAGCTGTGATACCTTAGTTGGTATTTGCGAAGTCTTGGCATATCCTGCGAGAGACTGATGTGAGGTAAGATAGTTACCCAAATCCACAGGTGTGCCACCAGTGGCAGGAATCGTCTTAATTACACCATTAATCTTAACACTGTGAGTGTGAGTTTTATCACTCTTTCCGCTAATATCTTGATGTGAGGTAAGATAATTACCCTTAGGCTGATACTTGGCTGCTGCGTCAGTATCGGTGATGTACTTCAACCCCTTGACCCAGCTCTCAGTTGCATATCCTGCGAGAGACTGATGAGAGGTGAGGAATCCACTGTCGTTAGTGAGCTGTGATACCTTGGTTGGTATTTGCGAAGTCTTGGCATATCCTGCCAAACTCTGATGAGAGGTAAGATAGTTACCCAAATCCACAGGTGTGCCACCAGTGGCAGGAATCGTCTTAATTACACCATTAATCTTAACACTGTGAGTGTGAGTTTTATCACTCTTTCCGCTAATATCTTGATGTGAGGTAAGATAATTACCCTTAGGCTGATACTTGGCTGCTGCGTCAGTATCTGTGATATACTTCAAACCCTTGACCCAAGTCTCAGTTGCATATCCTGCGAGACTCTGATGAGAGGTGAGGAATGTTGCACCTTTTACAATAGCTAACGTCTTTCCGCTCTTTGTGATTGATGTCACCGCATTGCCCGAACCGCTTACGTTTATAGCATTCACGTATCCGTCTAGCGACTGATGGGAGGTCAGATAATTGCCTATCGGTTGGTAGGTCTGTCTTGCAACCTCAGTGGTAAGATACGCTGCGAGGATAGTTGCAACCTCCTTCTTAGTATAGGTATCGGTTATTCCGTAGCCGCCGAGCGTAGTTGACTTATCAGCCTTCTTAGCAATAGCTTCCTCGATTGCCTTGTGAAGATCATCATCCTTTGCTAACTTGTCAGCAATCTCTTTTAATGTATCAAGAGATTCAGGCGCTCCACCGATAAGGTCAGCTATAGCCTTGCGGAATGAACCCTCAACTGTTGATGCACCGTTGATGATGTCAATGATAGCTTGCAAAGATGCCTCCTTGGCGGTCGCACGCTGCATTTCTTCCGTAAGCGATGTTCCCAGCGCATACTTGCTGTGAGTATGTGACGTGATGTCACCAGTAAGCACACCTTCTACCTTCTCCTTTGTAAGCTGATAGGAAGAAGAGACGGACACACCGCTGTCAATAAACTCGCCCTGTACGTCATCATATATCCACCAGTTTCCGTTCTTTACGTAAGGGGATTTTCCGTTTTCGCCCTTATCGCCCTTTACACCTTGGAGACCCTGAATACCCTGCTCACCTTGAATACCTTGTTCGCCTTGAATACCCTGTTCACCTTGGATACCTTGCTCTCCCTTATCTCCTTTGTCGCCTTTTTCGCCCTTTACATAGATATTGCTCTTTACGTAAGATTGCGAGTCCTTATCCCATGCGTACACGTAGTTGTCTTCCCCAATATACGTAGGATGATTGGCAGTATCATTAGCATTAGCAGCTGCATCAAGAGCTGCCTGCTTAGATGTAGCAAAATCAGTCTCTCGCTTTGATTCCGCAGCGACACGACCTTCCTCTGCCTTAACCCTCAATGCCTCGGCATTGGTGATGGAAGTGTTTACCTCGTTGGCTTTTCTTGCTTCACTGTTAGCGTTATCGGCAGCTTTGTTCGCACTGTTTGCGGCATCAATGGCTGCTTGCTTCTGCTCTGTAATGTCCGTGATAGAAGCATCTACTCTGTCAGCAGCTTCGTTGGCATTCTGCGCTGCGTCCTCCGCAGACTTTGCCTTTGCATCGGCATTGGCGGCAGATTTATTAGCCTTATCAGCCGCATTGTTGGCATTTGTCGTTGCGGTGTTCGCATTCTCAGTTGCAGTATTCGCATTCTCAGTTGCGGCATTGGCGTTATTGGTTGCAGTCTTGCACGCTTCAGTCTGCGTTCTGGATTCCGCAGCAGCATCGGTAGCAGGCTTCATCAGCTCTGCCTTGTCACTATCCGTGAGGTCGGCAAAGCGGAGACGGATTCCCTTTGGAATACCGAGATTCAACTTGTAGACAGGGTTTCCGTTTGTATCTGTGCCCGAAGAAGACACGGAAGCGGTGGCATTCGCATCCTCGGCTAGGGTAGTCACATTGCCGATAAGGAACTGAGGGGTCTTGCCCGTAAAACCTCGGAAACCGCTCATATCTACAAGATAGGAATAAAACTTCTGCCCTCGTTCGTTCAGAGCGACTACATAAAGTTTGGCGTTATCCTCGTCCTCCACATTAGCGGTATTGATGAGAATGAAATCATTCTCGGCAAAAGTATTCACGTCCGTAGCATTCATCGCTGATACGGAAGCGAATACCTTCTTAATCTGAAAAGCCTTACCAGTAAGGTTCACGTCTGTCTTGCTATAAGCCTTGGTGGTTGTATCCCATCTGTAGAAATATCCGTCTGCGTCTACGTAAGGAGGGTGCTGCGCAACACCGTTAGCATCCGCTGTTGCTTTATCGGCAGCCGCCTTTGATGTTGCAAAATCAGACTCGCGCTGAGTCTCTGCTGCCACACGAGCCTTTTCCGCATCTACCCTTGATGTTTCAGCCTTAACACGACTGTTTTCCGCAGTCACACGACCGTTCTCCGCAGTTACTCTACCTTGCTCGGAATTGACGATGTTTTTATACGCTTCTATGAGGTCTGTGATAACAGGACTCATCGAAGTATAGAGTGCAAGCATACTCCATGTAGAGCCGTTATCGTAGCTCACCTCAATACCCTCATTTCCACCTCGGAACTTAGGTGTCACACCCTCGGCTTTCACGCCTGTAGATTCTCCACCTATCACCCAATTACCATCGCTGTTGATGCTAGGCTTAATGCCATTGACGAGATAAGCCCTGACGAACTCAGCAGGAATTTTGACCTGCAAGCCGCTAGCTGTGTAGACCCAGAAGAAGTCAGTGCTGACCACAAGGCGTGAGGCGGTACTGAGCTGACTGGCTATATCGTTGATTTTCGTTTCTGTTGCCATAACATTATTGATTTAAAGATTCATTGATTGCCTTGCTGACAGCCTTGCTGACAGCTTCGATGAAGCAAGGAGCGGTGGTTTTCTCCACCAGCCCCTTGATGATGTCTAGCTCTTCCTGCGAGTAGTCGGTTTCATCACTTCCGTTCCACATCTTAACGGCAAGAGCCTGTCCTGCCAATCCCAAACCTGCACCCTGAGAATAGATGATGTTCGCAATCTGCTTGCGTGCGTCTACTACCTGACACTGGCTCTTGTCGAGTGTCACGAATACTTCGAGATGTTCTAACTTAACTTTCATATTCTTTGCTTTTTATTATATAACAATATTTTACTTTTTAAGAATCATTACTACATTCAGAGAACCACGTATCGCCATCAAATACAAGCTGGATATGCTCGTACCTTTTGGAACTCGTGAAGTCTCCAGATCTTCCACTTGCAGTATAATAATTAACTCCAGTAGGTGCTTTTATTGTAACATTACCCGTTCCTGCTCTTATAACAGTAAAAACATCTCCTGTTTTAGCACCTGTTGCAGAAGTTGGCAAAGTTATCGTGATGCTAGATGAATTGTTGCAGCGGATACACATTCCTGACGCATAAATTGAAGCATTATTGCGCAAATCCATATTGTAAGAAAGTGGGACAATAGGAACACGGAAACCAACGAATGTACCATTTTCCATTACAATGCCAGGGTATTGAACACTAGTATTGGAAGCACCAACGTTAATATGGATTCCTGCCTGAGTTGTAGAACTTTGAGTAACAATACCATAATTTACGACAGATAGAGCAAAGTTATAACTATCATAGGTAAAACTCTTTGCATCCAGAACCACCATGCGGGTAAAGGTATTTCTTTCCTCTCCAATAACTAATCGTGCATTGCTACAGACAAGATTATTATCTTCCAGTTTGAAGCCGCCAATCTGTCCGCTCGTAGCCGTAATCTTACCCGTAATATCCGCATCGGTCGTCTTAAATTTGCCACCCCTAGTGATTGAAGTAGTAGCCGTGCTACCTTCAGTACCGCCTATCCAGAACGCGTAATCTGCATTATTCTGTACCCAACGGAATGAACCGAAGATATTATTACCCTCCATCAGGTTAAACTGCTGCCCCTGAGCAAACTTCAGAACCGCATTTTTGGCTACAATGAGAGGAGAATACATCGGACCAGCATCACTCAGTTTCGTCCATAGCTTATTTTTGTCAGAGTCAACTGCCGAAGGGTCGAATGAACTACCCGTAGCCGTATGCGTAACGTTGCATTGATAGATAGACCAGCCATCGTTAGCATTGTTATCCTCAATATATATCAGGTCGATATACTTCTGTTCCTTGGTCAGGGCAGAATCATTATGATACGTTGCACCGCTCTTCCATCCTTCGGAATTTCTGACGATGCAGCCGTTCTTGCCCATCTTTCCGGCTTCGGCAAAGTTGGCTACCACAACAGGCTGACTCCAATCGTCCTGAACGGAGTCAGTACCATGTTTTCCTGCACGAACAGACTCCCAAATGAACCTGTTTGTAGACGATACTGCTAGCCGTTTTGCCGTCCATCCTCCCTGCAAGATACCATTTGTACGGTAAGGCTTGGCTGGCACTGACGTATCGTTAGCGGTAGCGATATAGGCGCGCTCCATAACGATGGCTTCAGCCTGCATCGGCATCGCCTTGCTCCAGGTTATGTTGCCTACAGCATCTACGGTTCCGTCGGTACGCCATAAGCTCTCAGTAAGAGCTATCATCGATTGCCAGGCAAAGAGACCATAGTCGCCGTAGCTATCTGTGCCGCCATCCTTGAAATATCCGATGAAGAAATAATATTCTCCTGCATCAGGCATGGATAATTCAGCAACAAGACTCTGACCATCGCCGCTTACTACATAGGCATACTCTGATCTGTTGAGATATTCGCTATCTTCCTTTATCTGATTGCCATCACTATTGATGACCTCAGACGGCAGATAGAGACGAGAGATACATACCAGGTCCCAGTTGGTTTCAGAATAAGACTTCATCATCACTCTGAGATAGCTATCTCGGAAATGGTTAACAACTTTAATACGGCGTATGCACTTGCCGTTGTTGCCAAGAGAGGAAGGAGTCTTATAGAAAGTTTTCTTCTGCTTGATACCATCTAACAGAATTTCACTTTCTTCTGTTCCCCATGCGTTAGTACTGCTGTTGTACCGGTCGCTAATCTCATCTGTTGTAATCTTACCACCCAGCACGATACTCTTACCCCCCGTAGATGGAGCCGTCTTTGTCCAGCCGCTGCCAATATCATCCTGCGCTTTATCATAGTCGGCAAGCGTTTTCGGGGTAGGAAGAACTGATGGTTCTGAAGCTGAAGACTGATAGCCTACGATGAGACCATCGCCATCCTTAGCCTTATACCCCTCGCAGGATACCGTATATTCAGGGTCACCCTCAGTATAGTTGGTTCGGACCACCTTCCACAGCCAAGGCTTGTCGTCACTGAAATCTTTCGGCATATCCGTACTTCCATAATACCATATTTCGTTAGCATCAGGAGCATCCGTCAGAGAATGCCATGCAATAAACTTCGTTTCCTGACTGATGATACTTCTAGGATAACGATTGAAAAGCTCTGGCATCGAGAACTCACCATCACTGCCAAGTTCTCCCCGCTTATAAGCCACGAAAACATATCTTTTATCCTTTGTTGGAGCCATCATGTCATCCTGCCATCCATCAGTAAGTTTTCCGTTTGTTCGCTTAGGTGCAGAGAAATCATTATTTAGATAATTAGACTGATAATAGATATACTCATATCCGTCACCATCTGCACCAGTCACGTTTGGCACTACCTTCACGGTCACATAGTCTATATAGCTGAAACCATCAAGTGTGCCTGTCACTTTGAAAACTATAGTCTGTGCAACCATGCCGAGTCTCGCACCTTTTGCACACGATATAGAAGCCGTATTACCACTTATGGAATAAGACACATTAGTAGTATTTGCCCTGTCTCTAACAACTTGACTTACATTACAGTCCCTTCCGTCTGCACGAAGGCTAAAATGAATATCCTCGCTGAACGCTGCCAGTGCCTTGCCATTACTGTCAGTAGGTATCGTAACAATATCGTCCGTAGATGAAGCCTTAGGCGCATGCTTACCATCGGTAGCGATATAGCCGATAAGCTGTGCATCGGAATAAGTCGTTTTACCGTCTTTCCATACTATCTTATCACGACTCCAAATGTACGTTCCCTTAGAGGCATCAGTAGGATAGGCATCGTCCCATGAAGTAGGCTTATCTTTGTCGGATGCCGATGTACCATATTGCTCTGTTACCGATGCAAGGTCTGAACACTTACCAATGCAATAGATGCCAGTGAAGGCTTCATCATTATTAGTATAGGTTACCTTGTCGGCACTCCATACATAATCATTTGCATGTGTCTCAATTACGACCTTAGACAGGGTATTATAAGTGAAGCTGCTAGGCTGGGAAGTCATGGATTTTGACAAGCCATACCATGTGTTTACACTTGTAATGCCTATGCCATCCTTCGCCTTATATCCCTCACAGGAAACCACATCGTCCGTAGTGCCATCAGTGTAGGTTGTTCTGATAATCTTCCACAGCCAAGGATTGCTATCATTGAAATCTGTCGGCATGGTGGTAGAACCATTATTCCAGATTGTTGTAGCAAGAGGAGCAGGAGTTAAAGAACTATTGGTATAGAACCTCGTTTCCTGCTTAGAGATACTCTTAGGATAACGGTTAAAGAGCTTCGGTGTGGAGAATGTACCATCACTTCCCACTACTCCCTTCTTGTATGCTACATACACGTATTGCTTATCTACAGTAGGAGCCATCGGGTCATCCTGCCAACCGATTGTCAGACTACCGTTTTTTCGGCTTGGTGTTGATATTGACGATGCAGAGCTTGACGAAGAGAGATAGTAGATATACTCATATCCATCTCCGTCAGAACCCGTCACGTTAGGTACTACCTTCACGGTCACATAGTCTATATAGGTTGAACCGTCAAGCGTGCCCGTCACTTTGAAGACAACGGTCTGCGAGGTAATACCGAGTTTAGCACCTTCCTCGCACTTTATTGTAACTACATTGCTGCTGATAGAGCAAGAAACATTACTGAGCGTAGAACTGTATTTTTGGATAGATGAGATATTACATTCATGCCCATCTACGAGAAGGCTAAAACCAACTTCCTCTCTGAATGCCAGAAGAGCATTGCCATCGCTGTCTGTCGGTATAGTGACAATATCATCGTCTGACTTCGCCTTAGGGGCATGCTTTCCGAAGTGTGCATATTCCGCAGGCTCAGAGAATGCTCCCCAACGACCGTTGGTTGATACTCGCTTGCTTACCCATTCATACTGGTTCACTGCATCCACGCCCGTAGGGTCATCCGTCCATCCGCTAGGAACAAATTCCTTATCCGTGCGCTGATATTCCGTGTTTGTCGCATAGTTGTCAGGTGTAGGGTTGGAAGGAGCTGTATCTTGCAACTTAAAGATATACTCGATGCCCTTACCATCCTTACCGAATGCCACCACAGGTACAGATTCCTTGTCGAGCATGTTATTATTACTGTCAAAGAGAGCGAAAGTAACCATCTTGTCGTCTGACGTTACATCAACACCAGCACCAAGAGCCAAGTCTTTATTTGCATTCTCGCTCTTTCCGTATTTCAGCGACATTCCCGAAGGGAGGGCAGTCAGCTTGTATCGCTTATCATCGGATGATGTGGCATAGACATCACAGCTTACGGAATTAACTGTCGTGTTTCCGTCCTTATCAATCACGATGCTGTCCGCAGAAGGTATCAGCTCATAGACTACGGTATCAGACGATTTCAGAATGGTAAGCTCCCTTGTATACTCATAGTTTGCGCCTGCATATCTGCCAACAACCGTGATGTTCATCTTCGTAACCTGAGCAAGGGTATCGGCAGTAAGGTTATCCGCATCAATGGTAATCACCTTCGCCTTGCCCTCAATGCTCATTGAGGTCTTTAAACCTGCCACCTTAGAGATATTGAGCGAGGAAATCGCCCATGGCTCGTTATGATACATCAATGACACTTTGGTCTTGATAGGCAAGCCGATATACTTAGCTGTCTTGGTATTCCACGCCACCGATGCGCTCTCGTTACTGAGGTCGCACACCATAAAAGGCAGGGTATCATGCTGAATGCGGATAGGCATCTGCACCATCTTCGAGGTCTTGCCTTCAAGCTCCACCACAATCGTTACCATCGCATCGGTTGCCTTTCTCATCGCATCATAGTCAAAGGTGGCATCATCTTTTGTTCCTGCCACTCCGTCCTTGATATTGCGGATAGCGGTGACAAAGATGGTAGAGTTCTGTACCATCACTTCGCAGTCTTCGCTCACGGCATGCACGCGATAATGACCTGCTGTCACATCCTCAGTATTGCCATCCTCTTCGAGCAATATATCCATTCCCTTGCGCACGAATACAGCCGTAGAGATACGGTATTGCTTGGTAGTCTTCGCCTCATCCTCGGTGTAGAGACCGTTGATGACATTGCCCATATCATCTATCGTGATGACACTCTGATATTGCGAGAGACTTACATCATAAGCCTTCGCCTCCTCACGCAAGTCATCCAGTCCCGAAAGACCTTGCAGGTAATTGATATTACCGCCAAAGTAGATATTATCTTGAACGTAGATACCGTTGCCTTCAGGTCGCACGATTGAGCCATCCTTCTTGACAAGTGCCAGACCGCCCAACCATCCATATCTTGCTACACGATTCTGCGGCTGCACTTCCCATGTACATACACCGTCCAAGACTTCGATATAGCTATTTCCTCGTGAAGAGAAATACATGCTACTCTGACGCTTCTCATCAGTAAAGCTACCATATTGGGCAAAATCCATATAGGCGCAAGGGTCTGGAGTAACAGAACTTTTCTTGCCATACTGGAAGACGAACTTACCCTTCTCGCTTGTGATGATATGACTCACGTAGAAATAGGTAGTGAAGAAGCCTTTGTGCTGAACGAAGTTGCAATCGTCCAACGCTCCTTCCTCTGTCTTGTCTGCTCCATGCGCATTGTCAATGTCGGCATAGATACCACGACAAATATCGCCCACTTGCAAAGAGCCGTAATCGTTCTCCTCAAGATGCAGGGTAATGGTACGATTCTTCACGTCCACGCTCTCTATTGTACCATATCCGTTCGTATTCCATTGTTCTGCTTTGGTTACGGAAATCTCATTGAAAACGAACTTAGGTGCTGATATGAACTGACGGGCATAGATAGACTGTACTTCGAGGTTGCCCTTCTCATCTATCTGCGCACCATGACCATAAGGACCAGAGTCAAAATTATTGGTAAGGAGTTTGAATAGACTCAGAGTACCATCAGCCGACCATGCGCCGTTGCCATCGCCAATATTCAATCCTTTCAAGAACTTCTGCACCTTCTCCCAAGTGATAGTACCCTTTGCGGTATCATCATTTATCTTCGAAATAAAGTGTTTACTTCCCTCTGTCGCAACCTGATTCTTGACCTGTGTAGTTGTCAAGCCTGCACCAGTTCCTCCATTCCCGCTTTGAAGAGACGAGATCTGCTGCTGCATCTTCTGGATAGTTCCAACCTCCTTATCCTCGCGAAGAGTTATATCGTAGGTAGGAATCTTTCCATCTTCTTCCTTGATCGTGAGCTGGTCTATGGATATTACACCGCCAATGCTAAGATCCGTATCTTCGAACTCCATCAGGTCTCCGGCTTTGAGCGTGTCATGAAGACTCTTGATAGCTCCGGTCGTATCCTCTTTGGTCTGGTCATGCTGTCTTGCCATGAAAAGCTCATCAACCTTTGGCTGGTAGACATATCTTGTATAGTCGTTCTTATCAAGATACGCTATTGCGTACTTAAGGAGCTTCAAAGACGCAGCATTGACATACGAATCAGGAAGTGTAATGCCGGTAAGAACAAAATGGTCGCCTTTCCTGATAGGATAGTCCTTGTATGGAAACCAAAGCTCAAGAGCATCGTCCTTGATTCTCTCGATAGTAAGTCTCCATCTACCATCAACCTTGGTTGAGGATGCCACTTTGAATGTTCGTCCGCCGCACATACCATCCTTCATAGAGATAGAGAAGTCATCATCCTTAAGGTCGTTGATATCGAAGTCGATAGCCTTATTGAGGTATATATCAACATTCCTTACTGTTTCATTGTCGCCAAATCTTCCGTCATCATCAGGAGCAATACCCTCATCAATCTCATCCACACGCACGCCACCGATTTCCATTTCCTCGATAGTAGGGTAGATTTCAATAACTCCATTCGTCTTGTCGTCAGTATCAAAGAACTGTGACGCCGAACGTAGACCAATCTGATCGATGTTGATGGAATCTATGTATGGTCTATGCGGGTCAGTAGAGAATCTGTGTTGTTTCCCGGTAGGGTTCACGTACTTCTTCTCCTCATCCGTGAGTGAATCATAGAAGTCACTCAGCGATACATGAGGAAATCCTGGCAGCATAAGCCTGTTGATTGACATATTGTTCGGGAGATTCTCTGCATATTCCTTCATGGACGAAGGAACGATCTTCTTGTTGAGGCCGGATGTGATATACATCTTCGTGTTTCCTGCCTTAACCTGTGCAATGAACGCATCCAGCTTCTCCTTTGATTCCTCATCTCCACTATCAACCTGAGTTCCTTTTAGCTCAGAGTAGAATCTGCATTTGTTAGAGTTGTACGCCTGTGTCACATAACCCGTAATGATAGTCTGGAAATCGAATGTTACCTGAAGAACCCAACCAAAAGACTGTTCCTGAGACTCGCCGGAAACAATGTATTTCCTCTTATTCTTGAAATACGTCTCGATATAATCGATGTCCAGTTCAAGCTCAACATTCGTGCTTGCCTCAACAACTTTCGTTATATTAGCCACATACTTTACACCTAGGTCGGCATAGTAGTGGGAAGGAAGATTCTTTTCGGAACCATAAGCTCTCAATCTCGTAACGACACTCTGGTCGGAATCAGCGTTTTGAACAATCTCATACAATCCTTCACCGAGACCGTACTTGAATATATGGTTTGCCTGTATTCCGGTAGTACCGACATATACGTTTCTTCCTCTGACGATGAAGTTTATGTCCCACTTCTCGTTCACAAGCGAAAGGGCCTGCCAACAGGTCTGTGAATCCACTGTGATAGACATCGATTCGATGACGTTATCTCTTGTTCCTTCGCCGTACATTGACATCCACTCGCTTTCCAGGGCACCACGCTGCACGGAACGCTCCATGTTCCTGGAGTAAATCTTCCAAAGACCCTTACCAATCTGCTCGTCGAGGTTCGCCTGAATCCTGTCAAGCAAATCGTCCAGAGTCTGTACGTAGAATGGGAATTTCGGTAGGGCGGTGTAGTGGAGTTCGTTGTCGTTCAATACCACATCGAGGAATTCAGCTCTAGCAAGCTCATCCTGCAATGCATTGAACTTTACGCTGTCATATACGAAGCCCTCACCGTAGGTGTCAGGTCTTGCCTGCTTATCTTTGCCCGGCTCGTAGTTGAGCTCAAACCGCTCGCCACGATAGACAATATAGTCGCCTATCTGAAAGTTGATAGGCACTTCATGCTTGAAATTGATAGTCACGAAGCACTCACCCATCCAAGAATCGGAGTATTCCAATCCATGAACGGTTATCTGCTCTCCGTTAACGTCTGTCAGCTTCGAGCCATCCTTATGATAAATATTCCAAGTACTCATGTGTCTTTATCCTAAATTTGAAATACTGCCCTGTGCGTCCATGATTGGCTTGATGTCAGTAACAGGGTCGTTAAACTTGAAAGTAATAGAGAGGACTAGCAAGTCCTCGTTATCCGGATCCCTATATAGGTTTGGATCAATATCCTTAAGTCTTACATGCTGTCTTCCGATTCTATTGAAGTCGCAATACATCTTCATCATGCCTGACTTGCGGATGTAATCAATAAAAGCCTTACATTTCTCGTTAGCGCCGAAAGCCTCACCGTGGAACATAAACTTAACCTTATTCTCGTAGGCTGCCATATAAAGTCCATCCTTTCCGATATATTCGTCATCACCATGCTCATCGTGCCACTCCCTTTTCGCTGGTTCCTTGACAGAATCACAAGGCTTGAACGGACTCTCGCTAACGTACATACCGAAGTCGGCGATGGAGTCCTTTACCTCGTTCCCATCGCCTTCCTTCTGCATGTATATCCTGAAATAATCTTTCATACCTTAATTCAACTTTTTATAATTGCAAATATACAAAATAATACATAAATATGCAAGAGATATCCGATTAAAAATGTATAAATATACAAAAGAGGGCACAGAAATAGATCCACGCCCCCGATTATTACTTCATCTTCAATGATTTTGTTCCGTTAAGAACTCTATTGAAGTTGTCGTTATACTCAACGAATATACTTTCAATCCTCTCGGCCGCATCCGCATTGCGTAACGTATTTCGAGCAATCGCATTGAGTTGTGTCAGCTGAGACTTCGCGATCTCACTCATCTCTGGATAGTACTTAGCTTGTTCTGCTCTCATGACAGAGCAATCGAGCCTAATTGCGTTGAGGTATGAGGCAATCAAGTCTCCGGCCTCCTCGGTAATACTCTTGACTGAGTTCCTTGATGACGAACTGCTGTTGTCGGACCATCCATATACTTTCTTAAGATAGTCACGAGTAGCTTCTATCTGCTTTGAGAGCTCATCTGTGCTGTTCTTTACGTCGGCATACTCGGCTCCTGTGTATTCTGAAATAACATTTCCGTTGGAATCCTTAATCTTGTCACCATTCTCAGCGTACCCCTGAGTCTTCTTCAAAAGAGCCTTAATCTTGTCTCCATATTTATTCTCAATCATGGAGTTCAAGATGGTCTTCTTCAGGTTGTCCTCAAAGTGCTCAACGAGATTATCTGACGAATTCTCCATCGTTGCCATTGCGTCACCCCAGGAAGACACCAGGTCAGAGAACTTGTTACCGGTCAGCTTTTCAGTCACCGCCTCAATCATGTCATCAGCCTTCTCGCCATACTGGATGAGTTTTTCCAGGTAATCCCTGAACTCTGAGTCCATGTTAGCCCAAAGACCAGTGTAATCCTTCTTGATCTTCGACAATGTATCAGCGTTCATGTTAAGCATGTCTTCCATGCCATTGAACTGAACGCCATACTTCGAAGAGATATCGCCGGCAACATCACGCCAGTTCTGACCATTGTACTTGTACGAACCCTTCCACATTCGATACCAGATGGAGTGGGAGCCAGCAGACGAACCAGAGTTGAGCCTCTTCTGGGCTATAACCTTAGTCTGCTCAATCTCGGCTTTGAGCATTTCCTGAGCTTCCTTGGATGCCTCTATGGCCTCAGTACCCCAATGGATATTCATATACTCAGTCTTCTTGGAGATGAGGGAATCCCAAATGGATGTAAGGTTGTCGTACTCAGCCTTCGCCTTTTCGTAACTGCTGTAGTCTGCGCCGAATGCCTTGATGAGAGAACCACCAATACTCAACGCTGCGGAAGCGGCTGCCGCGTATGGACCAGCCCCCTCTAGAAATCCAAGACCCTTCATTTTACTTAGGGTGTCAAAGGCTCCAGCTGTACTTGCTGCCGAAGAGAATGCGCCTGATGCTCCACCAACAATTTGACCAAGGATTGAATCCTCTTCTCCCATAGCCTTAAACAGATTGATTACCGGGTCAAGAACCGTATTGAGTGCCTGCATCTTCGTCGCAAGTTCAGAGATTGCTTTAGACGAGTCGGCGTACGCTGACTGCTGATCATTCTTCAGACTCGCCTTTGTTCTTACGCCGCCTGCGATACCAAGTCTAGAAGCCTCCTCCTTGGTGACGAATATCTTCGCAGTATCGCCCATGCCGCCAAGACGCTCATTTATGAACTTCCCGATAGCCTTACCACGATTCACTCCTCCGAAGATGAAACCGAACGGATTTCTGCTAATCTGCTCATTTCTGAGCTTATCTAGGGCATCTCTGAGTTGTTTGATGGATTCTACAGACAGACCGGTAGTCATGGAGAACTGGTCAATCTTCTCAATCATCGAGTTGATTGTTGCCGAGGATACCCTATCGAGGTCATCGAAGATAGCAACCCAATCAGATTCCTGCTTGAACTTTTCAAACTGGAGCTTTGCCACATTCTCGTTGTGAGTTTTTGTGGCTCCGGTCTTGGCTCTGTCTCTCATCTGTGGGTCTTCGATGCCCTTGATGAGGTCAAGCTGCCTCTCGTATTTTCTGTTTTCATCCTCAATCTGCTGGGCGATGGTTGCATTCTTTTCAATCAGACTAGCCATCAGGTCGATGGTCTCCTTCTTGATCTTATTGTTCTCATCTTCCAGCTTTTTGCGGATATCGTAAACACGAGTCTCCTCGCCATACTTATCCTTGACATTTTCAAGACTCATTCCCTTAACCTCGTCCGTAGTCAAGTTAAGTCCGGACTGAACGTTGTCGTGCTTTACCGCAATATCGAGCTGCGCCTCCAGGAACCTCTTGTATGTATCAAACTGAACAGTTCCTCCGAAAGCTATGTTTTCTGAACCCTTCTTGTTTCCTGTCAGCTCATATATCTTCTTGTATGTCTCATACTGCTCGGATATAACATCAAGCTGCTTGTTGAGCACATTCAGCTCATCTCTTCGCTGGTCTTCAAGAAGCTTTCGGTTTTCAGTCTGAATACCGGCCTTCTCGTTTGCAGCGTAGTCCAATCTGTCCTTCGTTGACGCAGGGAGAGTCTTCAAGAGCTCCTTGATGGAAGTCTCGTAGTTGGTATAATCAGAGATAGGGAATCTCTTCTTGTCACCAAAGATAGCCTCAAACTCTCCGTCGTTTGCTAGTTGACCGAGAGCACCCTCACCGTAAAGTTCCTTGAACTTCTTGATTTCAGCGTACATTTTCTTATACAAGTCGATGCGATCACGGAGATCCTTCAACTGTTTATCTTCTTTGCGACCTGAATTTCTATTTTTCCCTTTCGGAACCTTATTGGACTTCTTTCCGCTTCCGTCATAGTCGTAATAAAGCAAATCTTTTGCGGCCTGCTTTGCCGTCTTCCAAGCCGTATAGAGCTCATCGGTTTTTTTTGCTTTAGAAGCCTTAGCAGAAAGATACTCGTTCTTGGCTTTATCAATATCAGACTGCGCTGAATTTCTAGCGGAATACCAGCTATCCTCTTTGCCCCACTTTTCTGCAAACGCTTTGTACTTTCCTGATGTCTCGCTCATAATGAGACCGCTATATCTGCTTGGTATTCTTTTCACAAGCTCACTCTGCAAGTTATTCAGCTTTTCGCCACCGTCAAGAACGAGCCTGATAACAGCCTGGAAGTTTGATGCAGCAAGCATATTCTGAAGAGTACGTTCCAGTTCCGGATATTGTCTGATGAGACCGTTCTTGGCATCATTCATCAGCTCTTTCACCTTCGCCTTCTCCGCGTCGTTAAGTGGAATACTTGCCTTTATCTTCTCGCCAATCATCGGGAAAGACTTATCAATCAAAGCAATCATACTATTAGATACCTCTGCCTGTAGCCATGCACTCTTGTCCCCACACCCGAATGCCTGTAAGATAGATGTTCTGATAATATCAGCCTTATCCTCTGGAATACCCATTGAGGAGAATATACCACTCATAGCCTGCATCGCGGCCTCACGCATTTTTTCATCTTTCCCGATATCGCCGAACCTCTTCGCAAGCTCCTTCTTTAGTGATTCTATATAGTTGTCGTATGCAGTTTCATTAGCATACAACTCCTTATCTCCCGTGGAAGCGTCAGAGGCCATAGCTGCTACACGCATCTCTTCTCTCTTCTTGAAGGCATCAATAACATCTTCCGTTGCATCACTCAAATCCGAATAATAGCCTCTGTTGCTGAGCTTTGCGCTAGCAATATCATTGGCTTCTTTTAGCAGCTTAATCTCTTGCTCAAGATACTTAAGACGATCAGCGTGACTTTTCTTTTCTTCTGCCGTCATCAGCATATTCTTGTAACTATAAGGGGCAAGTTCTTTCAACTTTTCCTTGTAGCTATCAATCATATTGTCAATCTCCTTTGTGTCGCCACCGGATATTGCAATGTTCACGTTGTTATCACGGAGAAAATCTCTTATCTGCTTGTTTTTGTCGGCAATCTCGTCCTGAGTCTGCTTTATCTTTTGACTGAGCTCCTGATATTCACTGATAGCGTATGTAATGCCAAAAGTAACAGCAGTAATGATAAGGCCAGGTAAACCTCCTATAGCTGACCAGATTCCAGCTGCAAGAGTCTTAGCTCCTGTACCTATAACTCTAAATGCAGCCAAAGCCGATGCCTGGAATCCTGTCCACACATTCTTTACAGAAGACAAAGTGGTAGTAAGAGACATAGAACGCATTGTCGCTAATGTGCGCAACATTTCCATCCTAATAGTCTTCTCGCCGGTCTGTCTCAGCACAATACCTCTATATATGCTATATTGCTCGGCTGTGATTTTGCCAGATAATCGCAACTGATTGAGCTTCTCGGTCGTCAATGCTCTAGCGTTAGCCAGTGCTCTCAGGTCTGCTCCTGTAATCTGATTCTTCGTCGCGAGAATCCTTTGCTCTATCTGTGTTAGTGCCTGACCCTGCAACACCTTATTCTGAATATCAGATGCGAGATTTGCCTTATTCGAAAGAAAGCTGGAAGCCGTATTGCCTGCCGCCATCTTCTTGAATGCGTAACCTGCGAATATTGCGCCAATAGGCATCGCAAGAGTGTGCAGGGACTGAACCAGAGCAGTTGCTCCATCAATGGCGGTCTTGAAGAACTTACCAACGAGCGCATCACCACTCGCAAACTCGGCAAGCATAATCTCCCAGGCATCCTTCAATTTATTGTAACGTCCAAGCAGAGTCTCACTCAGAACCTGCTGCATATTGTAGAACTGACCGCCTGCATCTGTCATTTGCCAAAAGATAGACTTCACATCATCGAAGCTTACCTCTCTGTTAGAGATACGAGTCTTAATCTCTGATGTAGAGACATTTCGACCCTCCTGCTTAGAGTAGAACTTTGATAACTTATCAAGCAAAGGAATGCCGGCGTATGCAATCTGACGAAGTTCCTTGCCATCGAGCCAACCGCGAGCCTGTACCTGGCCAAACGCCAATGCGATACGGTCAAAGCTAACACCAAGACCGGAAGACATATCCGCAAGCCTCTTGGTTGTGTCATAGAGCTGGTCGTACTCAACTCCATACGCAGCCAACTGCTTAACATCTCGGTTCAACTCAGAGAACGTAAATGGCGAATTAAGAGCGAGTTCCTTAATCTGATTGAACATTGTATTCGCATTCTGCATATCACCAAGGATTGACTGGAGAGCAATATGCTGCTTCTCCATCTCACCACCAGTAGTGATGATGCTCATAGCGAACTGCTGTGCGCCGAACACAAGACCTCCCTGCAAGAAAAGTGACTTCAAATCCTGTACGGTTGAATTCAGCTTTCCTGCATGACTGTTGGCTCTCTCGAAGCCGCGGACCAAATCAGACTGAACCTTTGCAGCCGTTTGAGCAATCTCCTGTTGCCGCTTCTGTTCAAGTTCAATTCCTCTTTGAACCTCTCGGTTTACTGCTTTCTGGTCTTGAAGAACTCTCGAAGCTAATGTAGTATCATGACCGCTACCGATGTTGCCAAGCTGGCCAAGATAACCCTTCCATCCTATAGGAGACGAAAGGCTGTCTTTTATATTTTGCAGCTGTCTCATTATAGAAATGAGTCTATGTATTTCAGCCTCCGTCTTGCTTACATCTGCACCGATAGAGATACCCCTGCTGTATTCCGAACGAAGCTGACGAACCTTGTTGCCGAGAGAATCGTATCGGCGTTCGGTGTTCTTCAACTCGTTCTGACGCTGCTTCTCATTTGCTTTTGCCTCGCGTGCTGCGTCTGCCTCGTCTTTCTTTCGCTTTTTCTCAGCATCTTGTTCTGTCTTGTATCTTTCTAAGATAGCATTCTTTACAACTTTAGCATAAGTCTTTGCTTCATCTATAGCATTGAGATATCCGGCACTCTTTACGACATCAGATGCTGTGAGTCCTGTGATAGGATGAATACCTCCGTTATTCCTGATCTGTTCTAATTCAGTCCTGTATTTAGACAGCTCTGACAACGATTGACGTATGTTGTTCGTTGAATCGACGCCAAACATCTGTATTCCTTCACCATGGCGTTTGTTGATTTCGTCAATAATAGAAGATAACTTATGAAGTTCTCTCTCTGCCTTATTTGCCTCAGTGGCAACGCTGTTAGGGAATATGTTGAATCCAGCACCTTCCTTAGACACCTCTCCGAGTATGCGTCCTATTTTGTACAACCCGTCCTGGACAGACTCCAACTGCTGGAGTTTTTTCGAACTAAAGAAATCTTCGCTTGAAAATACGCCAATGTTACGACGTAATTCTTTAACGAAGTTGTTTAGCTTTTCAAAACTACGACCTCCCTTATCTCCAATACCTTTTGTTGCTTCGGATATTGCTTCCAAAGCATTCTGCGCCTGCTTACCAGTAGCATCAATCTTGTTTAATTCTTTGGTAATCTTTTTGGTTTCCTCTTCAATTCTCGATTTGAGAGTGAGCGAGAAACTGAGGTCTCCCATATTTCCACCTGCCATATCCTGAATATTTTAAAATTAGAGTTTATTGTTTAAGTAATCAGCAAGACTTATCTTCTTGCCAATGAGGCTTCCCTCATTCTTCTTTTTCTCCACCCACCTGTCGTAGAGGTCATCCATCTCCTTTTTGGTGTGCTTCTTTGGACCACCTTCCTTCTTGGTCTTAGGATAGACAACAAGAGGCTGGTCTGCAACCATGAGGTCAATCTGTGCCGATGAATAGCCCCACCAGTAGTCGTAGGCTGCAATGAAGTACTTGCGCTGAAAGAGGAAACCGAACTTCTCCGCTAGCGAGAAGGCTGCTCCCCAGCTGGTTCTGCTTGGATAGCTTTTGCTTCGCTCCTCGTCATCGTCATCATCACGTCCGTCATCCCGGTCGCTAATATGGTAGCCAGTGAGAATGCGTTCGATGGAATTTTTTTTTTAGAAACATCGAGGACCCTCAGGACCTCTACCACATCCACATCCTTGATATAGTAGAGCCAACGCCAGTAGATCCAATACAGGAATCGTATCTTCCAGATGTTGTTGAGGAGAATGCAGACGCAAATCTTGACGTTGCGCTTCCATTCGTTCTTCTCCTTTGCCCTGATGTGGGAACACCTGCTCATGGTTCCTTTGCGAAGCCAACCGAGCTTGTGCTTCTTTCCACGGAACACGAACTCGGTAGGCTCGTCGTGCAGCACGCTGTCAAGCAACTCCTGCAAGTCCACTGAAGGCTGCTCTATTTTCTTTTCTTCTGCCATGATTGTATGCTATTAAATGAAGAAGGGCGGCACGGCTGTTGATTAGCCTGCCGCCCAACGGTTTGTTATCCTGAATCTAATTACCTAAAGAAGCCTTTTCTCTTGATTAACCGCCAATGCCTGGTTCACCAGCACCTGGAGCCTTAGTAAGCCAAGCGATGCTGCGCATGCCTGCGCCCTCGATAGAACCGGCGAACTTGAATGCAACTGGCTTTGAACCAGTGTCATCCCACTGCAACGTTGCATAGAGGGCAATGTTTGTCACAATCATAAGGTTCTCCTTCTCATCGTCAACGATGACGATAGTACCCTTAATCTTGAACTTCTTAGGCTCAACTGCAACTCCGGTAAAACCGGTAGTAGCATCGAGAGTCGCGTCACCAGTACCCTTCAAGGTAACCTTGGTCAACTCTGTGATTGCATCCTCGCCGAACATGATTTTCAGCAGGTCCTTTGCCTTTGAAGGAACAACGAACTCTACATTGAAGTCGCCGAGCTCTGCGGTAGTTGCCCAGTCACCGGCAAGACCGATAACCTTGTAGTGATTGATGGTAGGATCCTCCATGGTTGCCTTAAGAGAATCAACCTCAACAGGAAGCTCAATCTCTGGTGTGATGTCAACTGAAGCCTTGCTCAAATCGGTAATAGCCTTTGAGTAGAGCAGAGTTTTAGGACCATTGAAAATGTCCTTCATCTTGTCAATAGTTGTCATAGCCATAATCTAAAATATTTTAAATTGTTATACCTGAATACTTATCTAGTACGTAACCTTCCCTGTATGATTGTCACGGAAAAACCTGCGCCGTCGTCAGCCTGGATAGCAACGTTCGGTCTAGTAACGATGATGTTGTCTGTAGAAATCGGGAATCTTTCGAGGACCGCCTTGACTTTCTTATCCATTTCCGCAGGACTGAAACCATTCGGATTCGCCGAGGAGGCCTTATCTCTTACATACACCTCTATCTGGATAGTGGTAGTATAGTAGTTGTAGGAGCCATCGTAGTTCATCTCGTTGTTTCTGATTGTGTACGGAGCATTTACGACGATGTAGCTACCTATTTTGGTATCCACGGCCTTAGGACGATTCCTGGGATACACCTTGTCGCATATACCCTTTACTGCGTTTCCTAAGTCGAAATATATCTGCTTGATATCTACCATAGCTTACAGTTTGTTAAAAGTTGAACTATTGGCGTACACTACGCAGGCATCGAACATATCCGGAAGAGACTCGTATGTGTTGTAAACTGTCTCGAAAATGCGGTTTTCCTTATCGAATACTGCATATTCAACAGGACATATCGCAACGAGTGCCCAGTCTTTCCCGGTAGATTTCACCTTTCCGATACGTCCGTAGATAAGGTTAGGACCCCATTGGTGACCACCACCGACTTTACCGGTATAGCCTTTGTTTTCACCTCCGTCGTAGTAGAACGGGAGATTATATTTTTCTCCCTCCGCCAGGGTTACTCTCGTTGGTGCTTTTTCACCCTTCGAGGCACGCACCATGTAAATGAGCTTTCCTTTGTAATACACTGCTGCATAGAACGAAGTATATGCGTTACCGGTGATGTTGTAAAACGTCCTGTTCTCTTTGAAATAGTTGACGGTTCTGTGAGCAAGTTCCTGCATAATCGCAAGCATCTTGTCATACGCCAGCTTTTCGACTCTTGGTTTAATCTGATGCTCGAACTGCGCTCCAAGAGACAGACGCTTTCCGCTAAAGTATTTTGCCATAACCTAAACCCTAGTGAGATTCCAATAAACGACAGTCCTGTTATTATCCGGTTCGCAGTCCTTTACCATACCTACCTCGGTGTTGTTACCGACAGTGGAGTAGATGGTGTCGCCGTCAAGAGGACATCTGTCAGCATCCCATTCGTCATATCTGACCGGAATCGATGCCTTCCTCTTGTTCTGGTCGACGTTCTTGTCTCCCTCTGTAGTAGTATCGGTGTAGCTGCGGCCTTCGCCATAGTAGAGAGTGATTTCCTTGTCTTCGCCAACTGGAGCATCATCATCGGCAAACGGGTCACCAGGGTCGGCTTTTCCGACGACCTTCCTCACGATCTTGATGATGTGAGGGTATCTTGGGTTTCTGATGTTTTCCTTTTCCATACGCCTTATTTGATGATGTGAGGGAGAGGTTCTCCCCAAGGAGAATAATTCGCCCTCTTTACTCCGTGGGAGGTCACCCGGAAGGTGGACTTCTTCTTGAGCATCGAATCAGGCTCCAGCTCCGCATAGATAGCGTTAGCCTCTGCCTTCATCTCGCTCCTGTCGTTGTCCGACATATCATAGCCACCTCCCGAATGAGTCCATCCGTTATCGGAATCGGAGGTGTTGTTCGCCTTGCTCGGACCAAGAACAAACCATTTCAGCATGTCGGCATAGGCAAGTCTTACCTTGTCCTTGTCGCAGGCTTCGAGGTCGATGCCGTTTTCAAGCTCCCTGTCGTGCATGATGCCCAACAGAGCCTTCATCGGCATCTCGAACTTCACCTTATTAATAAGGTAGTCGTTCACAGTGTAAATGTTCATCTCCGAATCCATAGTCATACAATCTTGTTACGTTAAAGAATTAACCCTTCTTGGTAATGTCGATAATCCAACGGTAAGGAGAATCGAGCATAGCAGGAACAGAAGCGAGGAACAAGTCTGTTTTGAACTCCTGGTAGATACCGTTCGCGGTAATCATGTTACGCAGCAAGCCAAGCTTGTTGTTGGTCTGCGCCCAAGCCACATCAATGAGCTTGTTGCCAAGGGTGTCAAAGATACGCTTGTCAAGGATCTCCTTACGCATGAAACGCAAAGGCTTGCCAGCAGGACGAAGAACAACTGTTCCGTCTGCCCAACCACGAATCTCTGTAACTGTGCCATCGAAGCGCTTGTTGTGCTCAACCTCATCGACAATCTCGATAGGAGAAAGACCGTTGAGGTCAACAACAGACTTCAAGAACATTGCGTTGTTTGGACCGTAGTTCTGCAAAACTGCCACAAAGTTAGCGTTCGCCCAGCTCTTGTACAACTCAGCAATCTGCTTGTTCTTCAAGAATACGTTATTGTAGTCGTTCTTGGTCATCTGCCATACGAGAGGTACACTGCGGTACTCGATGTTCTCCTTGCGCCAATCCTCCTCAAACTTGCGCATCTGCTCAAGTAAGTCGCAGTTTGGATCGCTCCAGGCAAGCGTACCCGCCTTTTTGAAGTTCTCCTTTGGAACCTTTGCGTCATACAGAGGCTCCTGGATACCACGCCCAATCTTGTCGTAGTCGATGAAACCTGTCGAACTCAACTGGGCTGACATGTAGGTCATAGTCATGTCGAGTGAGTCGTACAATACCTGTACCTTGTCGAGGTAAGCATCAACCAGGTCAGCGTCGTTGCCGAACTCATCCTGGAGAAGCTTCATCTTGTGGTAACGCTCTGTCGCAGTCTCACGGAAGCCGTCAGCAGCGAAGTCTGGAATTGAAGCGGTGTACCACTCAATACCCTCATGGTCGTTCTGATAGCCCTCGCCGAGAGGAGCACGGAGGTTCATCAAGGTTGCAGGGTTCAATGTACGTGTGCGAACCTTGAAGGTTGCATCACCATTGTTAGATGTAGGGGTGAGATCTGGATCAATGTCACCCTGTGTCAGATACCAGCCGTTGTTACAGCGAAGTACGCCGTCACGATTGACGAACTTCTGAAGGTAAGTGTTGTTACCCTTACCAGTGAAGAACTTCGCAAGCTGCTCGACACCAATATCAATTTTTGCCATAATCCTGAATCAATCTTTTTACGTTATACAATAGGTTAAATATGCCAGAACTCTGGGTAGAGTGACTTGTTCATCGCCTTGACAGCAGGAGGAACAGGACCCATACGGTCAAGCCACATAACGCAGTCTGGATTCAACATACAGAAGTTGATGTTTGTACGAGGCTTGTGGTACTTGTCGCCGCCGGCATCAAAATAAGGGAAGTCGTTGTCGCTCGGAGCAAAGCAGTTAGGGTTGGTTACCATAGGCAGCACGCTCGCGCCTGCCTTCTCTGCCTCCACCAGCACGTCGCCAGCGCTCAATGTTCCAAGCGTCTCCGAGAGGGTCAGCTTCCATACGTCGCCTACCGATGTATCGGTGGTTGCCTCCACGGCGGTCACAGTCACACCCTTTGCCTTTGTCTTAAAGTCCTTCTGACCGACCATGATGGTGTCGCCAGGGAACGGGATGTGAACAAAGCCGTTACGAACGATGTAGATGTCTGTGTCTGTAGCCGCAGCGGTAGCCTTTGCCACGCCGTAAGCCTTCAGAATCTTGATGGTAGCACCAGGACCATCGTTGCCTGCTGTAAAGCCAAGGTCGTGCTCGATCAAGTCACCGGCATAAATCTTAGCCTGGCCCTTGAATGGGTTGACAAGCTTACCACCAATAGGTGGGTGAACGAAGGCATTCTTGATGAGTGCCTCAAGGCCAGCAAACACGTATCGGGTTCCACAGACCTTACCTTCTGTCTGAACAATGGTTGCGCCGTGGTTCAGCATACCACGAGTACCCATCTGTTCCATGTAGGAAATAGAAGTGTTGTCCATAATCTTTTTACCTTTTTAAAATTGTTATCCTGAAATTACTTCTTGTCTCCACCGCCGAATCTCTTCTTTCGACGCTCGGCCACTTCTTCCATAAACTTGTCATCATCTGTGGACGTGCCTCCGCTAGACGTGCGACTGCCTTTTGCAGGAATACCGTTTTCACCGGTAGCCTCCTTGTACTCTGCGGTGTAGATCTTCTCAGCCTTAGAAACCAGGTCGTCGATGTTGGCATCTTCGTCCGGAATCTCCAGCTTTGCGATTGCAGCATTGAGGAAGTAGTTCTTCATTTCAAGGTTTGCCTTGTCGAACTTATCCTTCAAACCTGCCTTTACAGACTCGATGGTCGCCTTCCTTGCAGCCTTCTTGTCTCTTTCTACGTTAGCTTCCTTGAGGGCTTTGATTTCTTTGAGAAGCTCGTTGTATTTGTCGTCAGGATCGTCACCCTTGTTAACCTCATTACGCTTGCGCTCCTCTTCCTCTTCCTTCTTCTTGCGTTCAGCCTCCTCCTTACTCTTCTTTACCTCGTCAGAGATATTCTTGTGCAAGTTGCCGTTGATACGCTTCAGACGGTTTGCTAACTTGGTAACCAACTTGGAATTTGCTTCCTCGTCATCACCGAAATCTTCCAAAACATCATCAAGTTCCTCATTGATGGTCTTTTGGCTAAGTTCTTTGAACTTGGTGGTGTCAACCTCCTTGTTCACTAATGCTAAGAGTTCCTCTCTTGTCATGTTGTTTTTTGATTAAAAATGTTATCCCGAAAGTGGTCCCTCCACCTCGAAAACGTATAAATATACCTTTTGTTTTGCAAATATATGAATAAATATGCAATTATCAAAGAAAAATTGTATATTTTTGCAGTAATAAATGTATATTTATGCAGAAAGATGTATTTTCAGGATTAAAATTGGATAACGGAGAGCCTATTTACACTCAAGAGTATATCCAATCATTAAGAGACGCCGACAAGAAGCATCCCGACAAGCTGAAGATTATAGCTCAGCGTGGCGGTCAGGAACGCATGCTGTCTATAGACGCTGATATTAAGATAGTTGGCGGTTCGCGAGGTGGCTCAAAATCGTTCTCTTCCCTAATGGAAGTTCTGAAGGATATTAAAAATCCAGATTTTCATGCAACAATTCTTCGTAACGAAAAAGACGACTTACAGTCCTTAGTGACAGACTCTTATAAATTGTTCTCCCAATTTGGAACTTACAATAAGTCACAAAATGATATGACCTGGAACTTCGATAACGGAGGATGGCTCAAATTCTCGTACTATGCTGGAGCCTATCAGGACTTCAAGACACGATTCCAGGGTCGCCAGTATGCCTATGTCTGCATCGATGAGGGTACTCAGTGTCCATACAAGAAGTTCAAGTACCTCTTGACCAACAACCGAAATGCAGCGCATATCCGAAACCGCTTCTGGATTACCTGTAACCCGGACCCGGAATCTTGGGTGAGAAAGTTCATTGACTGGTGGGTTGACGAGAATGGATACATTATACCGGAGCGAGATGGAGTTATCCGATACTGCTTCATGGATGGTGATACACCGGACTCAATCTACTGGGGTAACACAAGAGAAGAGGTATACGAACAGTGCAAGGGCATCATCGATAGCCTCTGGAAGGACAGCTACGAGGAACTTGGATACACAAAGCTCGAAATGTTCATCAAGTCAGCGACATTCATCCGTGCAGATGTATCTGAGAACATCAAGCTTATCTCTACAGATGCGTCATATCTCGCCAACCTTGCCCAGCAGGACGAGGAACAGCGTATGCGAGACCTGGAAGCTAACTGGAACTGGAAAGCTGCCGGAGATGACATGATCAAGATGGAAGACCTTGATGAAATCTACGACAACTCAGAACAAACAGGAGACGGAAAGCGCAGAGCTTCTGCCGATATCGCATTCACCGGCGGCGATAACTTCGTGATGTGGCTCTGGGAAGGATGGCACTGCAAAGACTTGGTTGTTCTGAGGCTGGACCCAAAGACTCTTGTTTCGGTAGTTGAGGCTAAGCTGAGAGAGTGGGGTGTAGAAGAATGCAACTTCACTTACGATATGCAGGGTATCGGTCAGTACTTCAAGGGATTTTTCAAGGATGCCGTCCCATTCAACAACCAGGCCGCACCTATCGCTCAGAGCCATCAGGAAGAGGAAGGAATCAAATACCTTTACAAGGACTTGAAATCCCAGTGTGCATTCCTTTTCTATAAGATGATAAAAGAGAAGCAGATTTCCATCGACTCAGCCCTGCTTGAAAGAAAGTATTCCGGAAACGGATTCGACAAGGTTCCTCTCAGACAGATCCTTCAGAAGGAGCGTAAGATGCTCAGACGTGACGAGAATAGCGATGATAGGGGATTTAAGCTATTACCTAAGAAGATTGCCAAGAAATATGTCGGGCACTCGCCTGACTTCTTTGAATCTTGGTTCTATGTAATGATATTCAGTTTAACAAAAAAGAAAAATAAAAAGGTAAAAGGATTATGGATGCTATCAAGGTAACAAATTTCAGAAAGATTCTGGTAAAGAAGCCTTTCTTTGAACTCACGCCAAAGGGGTACATGAACCACGATGGCTATTGCGGGAACGAGGTGTCCGATAATGAAGACCCTCAGATGCCGCAAGATACATTGTACAGAGTGATTAAGACTCAGAAGGACTTCCTTCGTGAGTTCTATCCTACGTCCCACAAAATCTTCGACAAGGATCTCTACCCTGACATCTGGAGAAAGAACCCGGAAGACGGGAAATGGTATGTCCAGGAGATTCAAAGAACGGCATTTGCTTTTCAGCAGGTTATTCATACGAAGCACGTTCTCCACATGACAGGTAACGATATTCAGTTTGAGCTTGCCGGTGATCCTGAGATGAAGAAACAGGAAGAGTATATTAATCTCCTTGCCAAGTTCAAGAAGGGATGGTATATGCGCGATATGGAGATTCGTCACTATGAGGCCGTAAGTTCGTACATGAAGGTTGCTGAGGCTGCTGTAGTCGGATTTTTCGATAAAAACAAGAAATTCGGTACTCGCACATTGGCTTTCGATAGAGGAGACACATTGTATCCCCAGTTCGACCCTCTTACTGGTGAACTCGTTGTGTTTGCTCGCAAGTATTACGACTTCGACGAGGAAGGTAATGAAAAGATTGAATGGGTAGAGGTGTGGGATGACAAGACATTCTACCGCTTCAAGAAGCAAGTTAACGAAGGCAGGGTTAAGGAGACTATCAAGAGAATTGCCAAGATATTCGGAATCGACGACTACACTTGCGTTGAAGAGAAAGCTCACGGCTTCCCATTTATCCCTGTTGCATACGTAAGAAACGATGACGGACCATGCTGGTCTGTTGTACAGAAGAACATCGAGGACTACGAGGAAGCTTTCTCTTATCTCTGCGAGAACAACAAGGCTTACGCCTTCCCTATAATGAAGTTGAAGGGCGATGGTGACGACATTACCGTTGTTGGAGATACAGACGGAGCGGCTAAGATGATTCAGATTACCGATACGAATGGTGATGCTGACTTTATTAACGGAACAGACGCTTCCAATGCATTTGCGACACAGCTCAACAAGTCGTATGATCTCATCTATGAGCTTTCGTTCACAGTAAAGCCACCGGAGCTGAAGTCGGGTGACCTTCCGGGCGTTGCCATTAAGCTGCTCTATTCTCCTGCCATCGAGGTTGCAGAGAACGATGCTAAGAAGATGCATCCGTTCCTGGATCAACTTGTTCGTATCTCAAAGTATGGTATCGGAGTTGAAGAAAACTGCATGGCCACTATGACCGGTCTTCCTATTCACGCTTGGGTGGAAATCTATGTGCATCAGAATAAATCTGAAATAATAACAAACTTAGCGACAGCGGTTCAGAACAACTTCCTCTCAAAGCAGACTGCATCTGAGCGTTGTCCAGACTTCCCTGTCAACGACGAATACGACCGCATTATGCGAGAGAAGAAGGAGGAAGACCAGCAGGACCTCCTCATGGATATGCAACGTGCGGATAACGAAACTCAAAATGCAATCGAGGAGCAGAAAGCTACTTTGAATATTCAGAATGGAGGTAGTGGAAACGTACGTACGGGTCGCGGAGCTGGACGCCCAAATAAGTCTGGAACCAAATGGGACGAGAATCGGAACGCCCCGAATGAGAACAACTGGCAGCACTACAACCAAACCCATTAATAGCCTATGGATGAATTAAAACGTTCTGTCGATTACAGCAGAAAGCGCTTGCAGGCAATCCGAAACTGCGAGGACCATGTTGCTGATATCCTCTGGAAATCGACACAGAAAATAATTGCCGCAAGTAAGCGATACAGAGGCGCGGGCAGGCTCACAAACGAGTCAGCCCTGCTCTCTTACGCCAAGAATGTTACTGCTGAGGCAGAGGAGAGTATCAACAGCTACATCTCTGCTTATTCTAAGGCTTCATGCAAGATTCTCGGGATTGACAGCGAGAACATCGAATCGTTTCTCGTCAGCGACATCTACGGAAAGACGACATCTGAAAGAAACGCTGTCTATCTCGGAAACTTTGCGGAAGACATCGTGAGAATGATTAAGGCAGGAACTCTGATGGGATATTCAGAACAGCAGCTCCTGTCTTCCATCCGCACAGGCTACAAGGACCCATATCACGCATCAGTCATCACCAAAGCGAAGAGAAAGGATATTAACATCGATGTTCCTTCTTATGGAAAAGGTTACTACAAGAACGCCTATCAGAATATCGTAAGAAACGCTTCTCAAGTGATTGCTTTAGCGTGGGGACAGGCAGAGCAGGAGTATGGGCAGGAGAATAAGGCTATCGGATTCTATGTCAAGAGAGGAAGCGACTTCCCGTGCTTGATTTGTCAAAACGAAGCCGATGCCGGACTCCATTCTTTCAAAGATCCATACCCTCCATTCCACGTTTCATGTTGTTGCTACACAGTATTTGCATTTAAGGATAATAAAAAGAAATAAGATTATGATTGAAGAAACAAAAGGATACACGTTATCCGTCGATACATACAAGAAAGCGAAGGCACTCAAGATGAAAGACCCTCGCTATTACATCTACGCCAGCCTCCGTGGTTCAGGTATGTCTGTTCGTGACAGCTGGGCCATCGCATTTCAGGGAGAAGGAATAGGTGTGTGGGAGAAATCCTTCCTCGAAAACGAGATGAACTTGCTTGAAGCCCAAGAGTCCGTTCAGAAGAGAATCGCAGAGGTGCAGGGCAAGAAAGTGAAGAATGAGAATAGCGACGAACTCACCCAGGAGGAGCTTATTAAGGCTACCTCAAAGGAAGAGATTCTTAGAAACCTCGTTATCGCTCAGCGAAAGCAGAAATTTGGCTCTCCAGAGTGGCAAAAGACGACAGCCATGATAGCAGACTATTCTAAGATTAAGCAGGACGAGATTGATACGGAAAACAATGTGGTCCATTACTACATTCCTCTGTCGATGCCACGATGCTGCGAGGACTGCATTATCTTTAAAAATGGCCAGGCGACATTCCAAAAGAAGAAGAAATAGTTAAATTCGTGTTAAAGTAACTTTGTTTTACTAGGATTTCAGCAAAACAGATTACCTTTGCAAACAGTCTTATGTTTACAGATTCTTTCTGTGAATCATAATTCGAAATTTTGGTTAATAAGAGGGGCAGTGTCTTCACAGATGCTGCCCCTCGCTTTTATATATAAGTTAGAAGAAAAAATGTAAATTCAATCAGGGATACTTCTCTCCGGTGATGAGTTCAAGCGCAATTCGCACCTGATCTTCAAGCATATCGTCATTAAACGTAGGAAGAACTCCGTATGATGGCAGTTTCTTCGTCTCTGCGGCCTCCAAAATAAACTGGAGTGCCTGTACTAGGGAAGTATGGTCTTGAACGACCTCAAGCAATTTATCGCTCATCCTTGCCTCCTTCCTTCTTAATCTGCTCTGCCATCTCAAGAATAGTCTCGGCGTGCTTATCGCGGTCGATGACTTCCTGTACGGCATCATCGCTCTCCTTGCGAAGCTGCTCTTCTGTCTTACCCTCGTCGGCAGCAGCATTCAGTCTCGCAGCCTCACGAGCAAGGTATTCGTCACGGAGCTTCAGCTTACCTGCCGTGTATTCTGCATCGCCAGGCAACGATGTATCCGCATACATAAGCTGGGCAAATGCCTCGATGATGTTTCCATTATCCTTGGAGAACTCGTAATGGTCTCCTACAGCCACAGGAACACATTCATCGAGCGCAGCGTACATTGATGTACCGATAGAGTACTCGATTCCCCATGTGCCGGCAATGTTCGCAATCTTGATGAAAGGCAGCGAGCCTCTCTGTAAATGCTTCTTGATCTCAGCAGGGATATCCTCTCTGAGTGAAGCAACTTCTTTCTTAGACAAGCTCTTACTGAACTTCAGTACAGTGAAGTGTCTTGTCTTGATAGTCTTTCCAAATGGTAATGCCATGATAACAATATTTTAAAGTTCAACTTTTATTTCCTTATACTCGAAATCTGTGCAAGAAGGATTCTCTTCTGAAGCAAACTTCTTCTCGGTAGGGTGGCAACACTTGCCTTCCTTAAAGAAGAAACAATCCTTGCACGTATATACCAGCGGAATAATGTCTCCGCAAGCATCATCGTCAGGGTTTACGTATGTATATGAGTTTTTACCCATGCAATATGGGAACTCAAAATCTTCATCATTCATCAATACGCAATCCTTACAAGTATATTCAGTCTGTTCCATGCTCCTTACGTTTTTGATATTCCATCAATGTCAAAATACAATAGTTAGCGCAGTCAAGAAGAGCATCTTCCAATGGCTCATTAGCAACTTGCGCTTCATTGTCCTTCAACGTCTTGATACGATTCACTTTCTCTCGTATCTTTCCGTAGCCGTAGTTGATACCAAGCTCATCATACATTTCGGAAAAAGCATTCCCATAATCACGATTTTTCTTGATGTATGTATCATGCAAGTTATTGAGAATATTTCCATGCATTTCAATGTCGGAATTTATATCTATTTTATGATTATCGGCACAACTGGTGCTACTATATCGAACTTTGTACCAAACATCATAAATATCTTTCTCGCGAAAATGAGCGAAATACTTGTAATCTGTGCTAACAGATGTACATATATAAACATCAGCATCCTTTCTCTCGGCATTGAACAGAATAGGGGTGTTGCCGTCCTGAATACCTATCGGGTCAAAATTGCATTTTAAGCAATCATTTCGTGTGATGTAAAATCGCAGCCCAACCTTAATATCTTCTTTCTTAATCATAATCTTTATTTTTAATTATGTCTATAATATCCTGCTCTTTAATTTTTAGAAAGTTGAAGAAATTGATTTTCTTGACACTTCTTACGCGGTGAAATTTGCTCAAATCAGCTCCGTAACAGTCTATTGATAGAGTTACTACTTGATCTACGTAGTTTTCGTCTGGAGCTTTGAATGATGCCAAGAACCGCGTGTTCTCAACGTTGATTTCTTCAACCATTCCGCAAACCATACCATCATATTGAAAGACCTTATTTGCGAATTTTCTCTTTTCCTGGCCTTTGAGGTTTTTGATAAAATATGATGCGGGTGCGATAAACAAATTTCCTTTATAACATTTCATAAGCTATTTATTTTTGTAAAATTCTATTATTGTATACACAAGAACCGCAATATATACGGCAAGTAACACATATAGAGGGATAACCGTTCCACCTCCGTAATGAGGTTTCGGTTGTGCTATTGGAACGTATGGGATGTATGTAATCATACGCTATTCTCCTTTTGTATGCACGTAGCCACAGATGCCGACGTACATGATGTATTTTAAGTATTTAAACATTTTTCCAAAAATCTACTATATGGAGGAAAATTCTCCGCAAACAACAAATCCAAACCAAGAATGTCCTTATGGTTTTTCTTCACTTCTTCTTTGCTAATTAGTTTCATCATTCTCAATCTCAATAAAATCTCCAATACCCAAACGAGCCTTGTTGATGCAAGACGCAATCCAACCTATCAAGTAAGCAGAAGGCTCGCCGCCGTGTTCCATACCAATATCATTCTCGATGTTATCGCAAGCATGAGAAGCTTCATGGCAACAAACCCTCATCTTCATAGAATCCTTGCTTGCAAAATTAATAAATGAACAAAGCTTCTTATTCGCCTTTTCTCTAACTATATCGTAGGTTATTGCGTCATAATTAGAGAAATCAACCTTCAAAACCTCACCTTTTCTACCTTCAAAACACTTATTGGCGTCTTCTTGGCTCATGCCAATAGCGACACATAACAATCTCGGATAGATAACAGGGTCGTATTCATAATATCCTTTCTTCTTCATATTCTCAACTATTTCTGTTTTGATACAATCTCGATGGCAGACAATAATGTCTTCTCGCTGATACCTTTTCCACTACCAACACCATCTTTCTCTATTCTTTCAAGAGATTTCTCAATAGAGCAAAAATCATCCTGAGAATTACTCATAAAACCATCAAGTTCTTCACTTACACTACTGATACAATCGTTGGTTTTTTTAACAATAGCTTCAAGACGACCGAAACACTTGTCGATATAATCCTTCAACCTTTCTTCATGCTCTATGATAGTTGCAGAGTTTGAGATTTTCCCATCCCCCCAGTAATTATCTACGCGTGCGTAATAATCACCTTTTTCATCGCTGTGTTTTTTTGCCAGATACGACTCTTAACGCAACGAAATTTTCTCCATCCATTACCGCATACACTCCTTCTCCAAATGGATATAGTTCGACTTTTTCTGCATCCTCCCTAGTTTCGTTTTCTTTGTATGCGACCTTTCCTAAAACGCTAACTCTAATTTCCATATCTCAACTATTTATTATGTAATCTACCAATATGCCACTTTGAACAAACCTTGCATAAGTAAGGATGCCAACCAAGTGCCTTTAATTTCGGATTTTGATTCAGAAACTCCCAAGCATCATCCTCAGTCTCGTATGCAACCTTCGCCTTCCAGGAATGAACCTTCTTAGTCCAATGCTCAGGGTCCGGCTTAAACGGAGGTACTTTATTAGGATTGTGATGTCTTCTCATAGGCACTTGAATGAAACACTGTTCAACGTTCTGTTCACCGCGACCTCCCTCTCGTTACACATGGTCCTCATGCACTCCTGGGCATCCTCGCGAACAGCAGTCATAATCTCGCTCATCGAAGCAGTGGCCGGAACAATATTCCCGTCAGCCTTCTTCTTCGTGATACAGGAGATAATCTCCTTGATATATTCCTTGTCTATCATAGAAATCTGTTTTATAACCGTTAATCATCAGGCTGAATGAAGCTCTCCGGCTGCTTGATATCCTCCTCACCACGCAATTTATTCTTCACGTCATTTATGAGAACTTCCTGCTTCAGGTCAATCATCTGCGCGCCGTACACCTGATACGTCATTCCGTCCTGAGACCTCTTCTTGAAGAAGCCGTACTTGTCGCTCATATCACGCCCGAACTTCTGAATCGTAGGGATATCCTTCTCCTCGACATCGTTGGCCTTGCAGAACTCGACGAACCTCTCGTACATCTCCTTGGCAAGCATGCACTCCGAAATCTCGCCCCTCGCCTCCCGACTGCACCTCATATCATACGCCCTTATCCAGGCATATATAGGATTACTTCCTAGAAGAGAGATGAGCAGCTGCCTTCTGCTGCCCTCCGCTGCCGGGAACCTGTACTTCCTGCTCCTCAGCTCCATCGCGCCACGGAATATCCAGTTGAACACTCCGCTCAGCTCCTCACGGATGATCTTGTTCGCCAGCTCCGGGTCCTGCCTCTCCTTTGGAACGGTCACGTCGAAGCTCACGTACTGCAAGCGCCTGATGAATCCGAGCGAAGCATCGTCTGGGAACGGAAGTTCATTGAGGTTGAAGATGAGGTAGGGGATTGAGTTTCCCTCCAGGATATCCCTTCCGAGCTTTCTCATCGGGACGGGCTCACCGCTCACGAGCCTCTTGAACATTCCGGTATTTTTCCTTCCGAACTTCTTCGGGTCGGAATCGGAAGACCAGTTGAAGATGGCGTTCCTGATGGGATACCTTCCCCTCATTCCCTCGTCACCGTCGGCAGTGAGGTCGGCGTAGTCCATCTTGCTTATCCTGTCCTTGCCGAATATGTTGCAGGCAACGTCAAAAATGACACTTTTTCCGTTGGCTCCCGTACCTATAAGGAGAAGACAGAGCTCAATCTTCGATGATTCCTTCCCCTCATACGGATTGTATGCAGTACCTCTCTGTATGAGACCGAGGCCGAGGAACATCTGGAGGATCATCCTCGACGTCCTGTCCGGAAGGACCTCCTTGATGAAGTTCATCCACCTGTCACACTTCGCCTTCGGATTGTAGTCGTATGGGTGGTAGTATGTGACATGGTACTCGGGAGAGAACGGCATCACGTTCGGATACTTCAGACCGCTGCCGAAGTCAACCACTCCGTTGGCGAATGCAACGATGTCGAAGGTAGGTCTCAGTATGTTGTAGCACTCTATCACCTCCATGAACGACTTGTTCATCACCGTACTTATGCCTAGCATCGGAGCCATGGCCAGGTCGAGGAGCAACAGCTGGTAAGCCTGCTCAAGGACTATCTTCGGAACAACTTCGTATATCTTGCCGTTGAACATGTAGTACGAACCACCATAGTACTTCACGGGAGCCTTCTTCGCCAGACGTCTCATTGACCTGATGAAATTAGACTTCAGCTTGTTGTACTTCTCAGAGTTCGCCTTGCCCCAGTCCTGACAACGGAGCTCTTCGAAGCCGTACTCGTCATGTCTCGAAAGGTCAAGCAGCTGAGCGTGCAATGTGTCTATAGCAATACCATTTTCCATTTATGTACAATAATAATATTAATTTTCCGTTATTGTGTAGGATTACCCCCGATAAACAGGGACTTTCTGACGGATAACACGTGTCAGCTCGTCCTTACAACATGTCGACTATAAAATATCGACAATACAAAGATAAGGAAAATATCCTGAATATACGCTAAAACACTAGTATATAAAGGGTATAAATATACATTTTGGATATACATGAAATGAATATTAGATATACATTTATGGTTTTGCTCACCAATATAAAAGTTGATGTTGTCAAATGTTAAAAATAGGTAGATGAATGAATATGCATAAATATGTTTTCGGTAGCAAAAGTAATTAAACCTTACAAGTAGGTTGAAAAATCGGAAGAAAAAATTTTTAGATGAGGTGACTACCGCGCTGATTTATAGCTATAAAAGGGGTGGTGGGGTCTATGATAAAAATATTGTACAAATTATGTTGGTTTACACTATATAAACCATCGTGGAACACTATTTTGTACACTTTTTAACATTGTTGGTTTATATTATAAACTAATTTTTGTAACCGCTTAAATATCAACCACTTATAATGTATTTTAATTCGTTCTTTTTGTATAAATATACGTCGTGAAACATTTCTGTTTGATGTAGTGTACCTAAGTAAAAGAATATTACACGATTTTCTAACTGGTTAAATGTTAAAACGTTAACATTTACTGTCTATTTAATTGCGTATATGTAGTTATATAGGTCATTTTCTTTATTTAGGCGCAAAGTGTTAAAACTCATAAGGTGCTATATATCAGATTGTTACGTATCTTTCGTATATTAATATTTAACATAAAATATTTGGTTATGTCGAAAAAAAGTAGTATCTTTGCAGTAGAAATAAAGAGATAGAAAGACTATCTTATAAGAACCATTTAAACAGATAAGTATATGAAAGAGGATTTGACCGTAAAAGGCGCTCAAGGTTACGAGCACGTAAGCACAAAGGTAGCTAGTTATGTAACCGAGTGCAAAAGTAGTGCTACACTCTCACAGTGTTTAGAGGTGCTTAATAGTTACCGCAAAAAGCTATTAAGCGAGTGCACCAACAATGAAGTAGTAGAGGCTAAAAAAGCTCTAGACAATGCACGTGCTAACTACAATAAGTTAGCGACAAAGTATGTGCTTTCAGACTCAGACTACTGCAATCTACAAACAGAAGTAGTAAGAAGTGCAGTTTCTGAGTATTCAAAAAAGCATAAGTTACCTAATTTCTTTGCTTGGTTTGACAACAACAACAAAGACGTGCAGACCACAATCATCGATAGTTTACAGCGTTTGGGTAGTAAATTATGTGCTTTACATCAAGCATTTGCAAGCGGGAACAAGGTAGCAAAGAAGAAATCTGAGACTATCTCAGATTTGCAGAAGCAAATAGCAGATTTGCAAGCTAAACTTGCAGCTGCACAGAAGTAAAACTATTGGATAGGTAGCTAATAACTACCTATCTTTTCCCCTACATTTTCCCCACTGACTAGCTAGTAGTTAGCCAGTGGGAAATTTACACCGTACAAATTCCGTGCGGTGCGGGTCGTCGTACCCTTATTTTTCCTATCACGTTTAAGCGTACATTTGCGGGGCGGTGCTGCATAAGGGAACAAAACAGAGATTTTGGTATTATTCCAGAGAGAGAGAATTTATTCTCCCTCAGGGGATTTATTATCAAAATTTCAGAGAGCTATCCGGCAAACGAATCTGTAGTGATACAGAAAGGCGGGCGAGAAATCCCGTCGTGGGTAGCGAGAGAGCACAGAGCCACCACGATACCGAATGAGATGAGGCACGTGGAAAGAGCAAGAGCCGTAGCTGTGCAGTTATCGAGCGAGATGACGGACGGATAAATCATAATTCATATTCTATCGTGTGGCACACGTGGACGGGTTCCGAACGTGCCAGGCTTGTCAGTTGTGAGCCTTGTGGTTAAAATCACAATTCGTGTTGTAATGAGAGAATAACACACGTGAGGTATATCCGAAAGAGAAATCTCTCCCAGTGTGCGCCAGTACTCGTAGAAGCGCAACGCACCAAATTGGTGGTGCTCTGGAATCCATGAACGGGGACGGTAGCGAGGCAACGGAAATTAAAACGCTCGCAGCAGATTTTAATCAAGCGTGTGAACGTGTCGATTATTTGAAGCGAAGGTGTACGGAGTAAACATGAGAGAATGAAGACAATAAAAAAACGTGTCCGTACTTCCTATGGCTAAATCGGGGCGGGGAGAAATCTCCGCTCTACAATTACAAACCAACAAATTTAGAATTATGAGTACGATATCATTAGATTGCAGAGGGAGGAGAATGATGGAGCGGTATATTGCAGACTTACAGACAATATACAGCCACGTAGAATTCATGAGCTACAACGGAAAAAGACTTACCGTTGCAGTTCTAGCCTAAAAATCTGTAGCCAGTACGATAATTGTCGTGTGTGGCTACGGAACAATTACCAATATTTTAGAATTATGAAAGCAAGACAGATTATTTATTCAAGTACGATAATTGTGCTTGGATTTATTCAGAGTGTTCCTGCTCTGTTGTGTTTAGCAAGTACGAATATTACCGTAATTCTGCTTGGAATATTTTGGGGAATTGTGCTTGGAATATTCTGGAGAAGTACGATAATTGGCAGGTGGTTCTTCAGGGAGCTGTGGAGATCTACGCTCCGCTTGGAGAATTTCATACTGCCTGGAGTTTAAGAAATTTGGAAAGTACGATAATTGTGCTTGGAAACATTCAGCCTAAAAACTGCCCGATAGATTTGGGCAGTACGATAATATAACCAGTTAAACAAAAGAATTATGGAAAAGTATATCGTAAGAAAGGGCGTACTATCTGCTGCGCTTGTATTAGTTACAAGTTTCGTGTGTGGTTTCATTGCCATCGTAGGATTTGTGCTTGGAGATTTTCAGGCAGTGTTATATTCTGCGGTTCTTGAAATGTGCGGTCTGTTTATCATCAGTGTGATGATAGATGCCATCCATCAGCAGATAGAGGATATCTATGACTAGCCAAAACTACCGCTTGGAGATATTCGGGCGGTATCTATTATTAACCAATTAAATTACAGAATTATGAAACAGAAAATTTTTGTGGCATTATTTGCCGTAGTGTGCTTTGCGTTGTTTGTAGTATCAATTACTCTGTATAATTGTCACAGAGCGAACGTGATGCTGAGAAAGACAGTTATCAGCCAGGCGAATGAGATTTCAGAGCTTAACGGCAGTTACACAGCAGAGGGAGTTGCAACGTTCGTAGGTCTCAGAAAGTAGCCAAAACAGAGAGGAGTTTCCGCTCCTCTCTTCTATTAACCAAATTATTAGAGAAATATGGATAGAATATTAAAGCAAGATTTGAGCAAGAATGAGGTTATAGACCTCTTGCGTGGAATGGCCGCACAGGAAGTTGAGGGAAATTTTTCTGTACGTCGTGTCCTGATCAATACACAGGCGTGTGACGTATTCGGTGGAGAACCTGAGGGCTCTTATCCTCTCATCCCCGGTACGTACATGGCATTGTATTACAAGAGTATTTCCGGAGACCCGTATCCGCTCTTTGAGAGAATATGTGAAAACATAATAAATGACGAGAACAAGAGCCAGACTCTCCTGAATGGCGATGGCATTATTCTGATTTTCCTGCTCAACAAGTATGACTAGCCAAAAATGTGCTCAGGCATTTTCCTGGGCATACTATGTAAAACCATTAAACAAATTGGATTATGTTAGACAAAAAATCACAGAAGAATTTTGAGCGTGCGCTTATGCATGAGATGGAGAAGATCAAGATTGCTGCACGCCAGTGGCACAACAACAATACTAAGGGCTACAGAGATTTCCGTAGCAAGGAGGCTATCTCCAAGAGTTTCTCTGAGATTGCAGTATTGTGCATGAGCTGAAATGTGCGTGGCGATTGTCACGCATACAATTATTCACCAAAAATTTATAGATTATGATAGATGAAGAATACAAGGAGAATGTAGAGTACATAAACTCTGTCATCCTGCCACAATTGCAGGAGACTCAGAGAGAAGTATTGAAAAATCCATCAAGGCTCACTCTTGACATCAGCGTGAGAAACGACAACGGCGAAGGGTATATCAGTTCTTTTGCCTGTGTCAGAAATAGCATGGGAGGAGAAATAACGGATACCTGTTATCCACGTTTCATCTGCGCAGACAGCAAAGAGGAGATGGACGAGCTCTTCAACGAGCTTAAAGAGTTCATCAAGAAGTACTCAGCCTGAAAATTGAGGGAGTTTTATCTCCCTCTCCTACAAACCAAAAAATGTAGAATTATGAGTAAATGGGTACTGTTTTATCACAAGATTAACAAGTTTGACCTTGTGAGTAAGAGATTTACAGAGGATTTCAGTATCGTTGAAATGGTGGGCATGGATTCTGTCATGCCTATTGACGGCAGATTGAGTCTGTCATCCATACGAGCTGAGATACAGAAGAAAATCGAGAGCATGAAGAAAATCGAGAGTTTCGACCCTTGTGCGTTCTCCATCCTTACCGGTCCTACGATTCTGTGTGCTTCAGAAAGCCCGGTGTACAATCTCTAGCCAGAACTGGGCAGTACGATAATTGTGCTGCCTGCTATTAACCAAAACAGAATATATTATGACAGCAGAAGAAAAGACTCAGCTAGAGAAACTTGTAGAAAAGTATTTGAAAGAAGATGCGTACAAGCCACGAGGATGGGGAGAGAGAGCCGCAAGGAAGTTTCTCAGCGCATTAAATGGCGAGTGGCTTCTTACGTACAGCTTTAGACCAGACCCGGCGTAGTTATTTGCTACGCCTCCTATTATTAACCAATCAAATTAGAATTATGACAGACGGAGACAGAAGGTTCCTTGCCAGGCTCGTAGCGAGCCACAAGGCAGTTATCAGTGAGGAGTGTGCGAAAAAGAGACTCGATAAAAGTGAGTATTTTAGACGTACGGCACGAGTAGACAGAAAAGCTCATGAGATTGAACAATCGTGCATGCGTCCTCGCAAATTCTAGCCAACATTCTGTGCGGTCTATCTGCACAGAAACCATGTTTAACCATTTAAATTAGTAGAATTATGGAACGATATTCATGTAAGCAGCTGAAATCACTTGTAGCAAGCGGTGTGGCAAAGGATGTAACCTACGCAGACGAAAGAAGTGAGATTCCTGAGAGTTATACTCAGATCGGGTATGCAGCAGGAATCTACGGTTGCAATGGAATGTTATTGAAGGGCGAGAGCGGACAGCTATACGCCGTGACAGGTAGAACTTCTGCCATCTACATTTTTTAGTCAAAATTACAGGCAAGCGTATGGTTCGCTTGTCTGTTTCTATTATCAACCAAAATACAGAAATATGAATATACAGAAAGTATGGGATGCGTTTATCAAGGAAAATGATAATCCATCATTCGTAAAGATGGCATATGCCGTAGTAGAGCAGCTTGGCGGTGTTAATGAAGACACACTGCTTAATACGCTCGATAAGGTCAGAAATGCCAATGAGGGGTACACTGGATTCTGTTATCCTTATCAGACAAGCAAGTTCTGGAACGAGAACAAGAGTGCTATCATGGAGAATATGCACGAGCTTTCCGATGATTTGGGAGAAGACCTTATCACGATGATTAAGGGCTTCGGGAATTTCAAGGACGACAAATCTGTTACCTATGATGCTATCGGCAAGGCGCTGTATGCTCCTTTTAACGAGGGCGAGAGTAGAAATATCTACGACACATTTGCCAAGTATGTACTGGAAGAGGTTGCGAATCGATTCCAGGACTGGTGGTACGAGCAGGACGAAAGTGAGTTCGATTAGCCAACCAATCCTCACTCTCACGGGTGGGGATTTCTATTAACCAAAAAGATTGAAATATGAAGAAAATTGAGATTACGATAGCTGGCATGGGCGAGAAATGCCCATACCCGAAGTTCAGCAAATTACTGGCAAAAGGCTACATAATGTGCCACCGCTGCAAGTATTGTGCTGAAATTATCAGTGAGACAGAAATAATGTGTAACTATAATTAATCTATAATTATGAGTGAATTAGAGAAAATCCTGAATGACGATTTACTGAAGTGCGAAATCGTTGAGTCAGTAGAGAATCCTGTTAGGCGTGTGGACCTCATCAAGTGGACGCACGACAATACATTCTCTGTAGCTGAGGTGAATAAGGATACCGGCAAACTAGAGGTTACAGATATTCCTGGGACAGATGAGCTTGAAGCATACAAGCATTTCTACAGAAAATGTGGCGATATCGCCATAATTAGCTAAAACTCCCCACGATAATGTGGGGAACAATTATGAACCATTAAACAGATGAATTATGGAAAAGAATATTGTAGAAGTTGTTATGAACAACAAGGGTGAAGTTATCGAGAAAGTAGCCGATTATATCGGTGTAAAAAGCTTTGCCGCGGTAATCGAGAGTCTCTATCGTGAATGTCTGGAGAAATTCGACGAAGCAGAAGAAATGGAGGAATATATTGCCGATTTGTACGGGAAGAATATCCAGTCTCTTGCGTGGGAGTTTACTCACAAGGCAAACAAGGAAATGAAGAAATATCTCCACCTTGACGATCAGCACATGGATGGCAATTTCGCTAATCTGTACGAGGACTACCCTAAGCACAGAACAGGTGTGTGGTGGGCATCAGACTACGATGGTGATGATTACTACGATTTGTATCCTGCTATGGTAGCCAGACTTGATGCCGCAGAAGACAGCGAGCAGGCGAACAAGGACAGAGCGTACCTCGAAGAATGGTATTTCAAAGCATTCGGTACGTACAACATCAAGTACAATTTCTCGAACGAGCTTGAAGAGATTCACTCTATGATGGAGGAAGCTTACGAGGAAGCCTAATAATATCCCCTAGCATGGGGATATTCAATGTTAAACCATTTAAATGATATTAGATATGAGTTACGAATTTGCAAAGAAGGAAATCGGTGATTACAGAATCACCATTTACCAGGATGAGGATGCCGACTGCCCTTGCACTGCATGGGATTTGGTTGGAGTTTACTTCTGGGACTATTTCGACAACGGATACAACAGAGGACTTTCTCGTGGTTGTAGCAGCGAAGTTGATGCTAAAAATGCAGAGGATGCATTGAAGGATCTAGTTTGTAACTACGTGTCACAAAAGAAGATTATTGATTATATCAATAGTGAAAACGTCGACAATAACCGTATGCGCTATGACAAGAGTGACCGCATGTGGTATCTTGAAAGTCTGTACGAGGGTGAGTGGTACTACCACGAAGAGTTCTGTCCGAGCGACTTGAAGAGATTCGACTATAGAGAGGAACTTTGCGATATCCTCGAAGAGGACGATTTCACGTATCTTCTGCATGACTGCAAGAATATTGCATTCTACGAGTGGTCCTCTACGGGCTACTGCCAGGGAGATTATGTTAGTGGATATGCCTACTGCGACAAGAAGCGCTTCTCCAAGTATTGTGACACGAACACAAAGAACTGGAGAAAGCGAGCCTTGGACTTATTTGAGGATGAGACTAAGTGCATAGGTCTTTGGATGTGGGGCGATGTCAAGGGATTCGTCTTGGAAAAGAAAGTCCACTACAAGAAAGTCTTCACGGAAATCGGTAGAGAGCCGGAGGACGACTATGAGTGGGAGCAGATTGATTCCCGCTGGGGAGAGTACTACGAGGACTCTGACGAGCTGATTAAAGACGCTCTCGAAGAGAAAGGAATCAAACTAAAAGAAACAGCCTAACAAGGGGAGCTTGCATGCTCCTCTTCTATTAACCAAATTACAAAGAATTATGAAAGCAAGACTTTATCACGACACAAGAAAGAAGTTCCGTGACTATATTGACGCCTGGAGTATATACTTTCCTTATCCTAAGTGGATGAGAAAGGAGAATCCTGGAGTGTACGGATGCTTTATCAGCTGTAAGCCGACAGAAAGCGGCATGATAAGGTGTATCGTTGACTATGATGAGTTTATTCCGGGTCTTTGCAGCAGACCTTATCTCGGCAAGAGGGTAGACGTGAAGACAACCCCAAAAGCATTTCAGAAGATTTTCCATCATCAGGAGAGGTTGTGGAACAACGCAATTACAAAGAATACAGATGAGGCGTGGGAAGCATGGAACAGAGCCTAAAATTGGTAGCCATTGGCTACCTACCATTAACTAAATAAATAGAATTATGAAAAAGGGTATAACAATTTCAGAGAGGGGTAACAAAGTTATCTACAGACTGGGCAGGCGTATTGTGTGCTACCGAGTGGGCTACAGGGTTTATTTCGGAAAGCCCTCTGACGCTACACATGATACGTTTGATGCCTTGTCCGAGAATATTGCACACGAGAGATGCATTGAGATTTGTGAGCGCAGAATATCGGCAGAGACGAAATACAGCAATCCTGTCGCATACAACGCTCACAGAGTGCTGAATGCATTAGCCTAAAGATAGCCTCCGGGCTATCACTATAACCAATTAAACAAAGAGAATTATGACACAAGTTAATTTAGGAACTCGCACGGCAAATTTACGTGCAGCTTATAGCGATTTGAAAGATGGATATACCATTATCGTTGGGAAACTAAAGATGTGGATATACACTTGTAAAAGATGCGGTCCGTCGTATGGCAAGGATTATATAGCCTGCGATCATTATGGTGGGCAGTGGGCAATAGGAGTAAATTTCAAGGATTTTACAGACCAAATGCGTAAATTTGGCGAAGGAAAACTTGCTTACAACAAAGAGTGGTAGCCTAAAAACGGAGGGAGCAATCCCCCTCTGACATTATTAACCAATAAATTATTAAGAATTATGGAGAAAAAAGAAATGTGGAAAGTACTTGGACGTGACGATTACGCACACAAGTCTCAAGAACTGAAAAAAAAGTGCGAGGAACTGGCGAAAGCTATATGCGATAAGCTCATTGAGCTTGACATGACAGAAATCTTCATCCCTCGCTGTGGTATTACCTTCAGCGTTATTACCGTGCAAATAAGTTGTGTTAAATGCAATCTTCTTGCGCGAAAGAGTGGCACAATTTACTATTTGTTGCAAGAGTTTGGTATATGCGACATACATGCTGGTGACCTTAATGTGAAGGTTGGTCGCGTAGTAGATGCACTTAGTTTTGTTACTCACTTGGACGAGATATTACAAGAAATATCGAAGATTGAGGACAAAAAAGTCGCAGACATCGAAGCTGCTCTCAAGAGACTCTAACATCTATCATCCGTGAGCGACACAGGCGCACATCGGGTTCGAGACCCGACACGGAACAATATTAACCAAAATTACAAGAATTATGAAGAGATATTATGTATCAGTCACAGAGACTTTAAACAAGATTGTCAGCGTCGATGCCAAGAGTGAGAAAGATGCGCTTGAACAAGTACAAACAGCCTACAATGATTCTGTCATCGTTCTCGATTCCAGCAATTTTGTAAACGAAGAAATAGAGCTTGACTCTAATCAGGAGTTATATGCTGACAACGAAAAAGAGCAGGGAGGAGATGTTTATCAGCACATCGACTAGCCAAACGGGGAGAGCAATCTCCCTACCAATAACCAAAACATTATAGATATGAAGAAAATCGAGGTAGGAATGAGAGTGTACTGTGACATACATTCTCAGTCAAAGGAGCACACCGTGACTCACGTTTCAGAGAAAAGAGGATTCGCGGGAATTGATAACGAGTTCTGGTGGCCTATAGACCAGTGTTTCCCTTGCGATGAAGTAACATTGCCTAAAAAGCGCAGCTAAGGACTGCGCACAATAACCAAAACAAGAAGAATTATGAATGAAGACAGAATCCTAGAGATGTTCTTTGAGAAAGCCAGATGGCAGTATGCCATTGAGAAAGGCTTATTCAAGGACATGAACAAAGCAGTAATGTATCGGCTTACAACGCCAGAGGCTCGTCTGGCTATGTATCAGAGGATCAAGAGCGGTAATTACAAGATAATGCCGCCACACACAGCAAAGATTCCGAAAGACAACGGAGATTTCCGTACGGTCTACGTGAATGAAAATGTGGACAGAATCCTACTGAGCATCGCCAACGACCTCTTGTTTGAGCTGATGCCAGAGATGGTGCATCCACGCTGCACGTCGTACCAGAAAGGTATCGGCTGCGGTCGTGTGGTGCAAGATGTGTCTCGGATAATATACTCAGCAGAGGGAAAAATCATCGGGTGGAAAGGTGACTTCTCCAAGTACTTTGATTCTGTGCCTATTCGGTTCATCGACTGGGCATTCGACAAGGTAGAGGAGAAGTACGGAAAATCTGCGCTGATAGATGTCATTCGTGACTACTATCACACAGACATCTATTTCGATGAGGACAACAACCTCTGTGAGAAGTATCAGTCCCTCAAGCAGGGATGTTCTGTTGCTGCATGGCTGGCTGATGTCATTCTCTATCATCTTGACGACAAGCTATCTAAGCTTAACGGATATTACGTCCGCTATTCAGATGATACGCTGTTTGTCGGTGAAGACTATGAGAAAGCCATGGATATCATGAAGAGCGAGCTGGAGATGATGCAGATGACGCTCAACCCGAAGAAGGTTGAGTATCTTGACGCTAATCATTGGTTCAAGTTCCTCGGATATTCCATCAAGGGTCACAATATCTCTCTGTCGTCCACACGTATCAAGACCTTCCAGAAGGAGATTGAGAAGAGGACGATAAAGAAACGTGATACTACGATGACGAAAGCCATCAATGCCGTAAACAGGTATCTCTACAAGGGGTACTGCGATTATTCCTGGGCTACTCAGGTTCTTCCGGTCATAAACGTGAAAGAGGATATCGACAAGCTCAACGCCTTCGTCATGGACTGCATCCGTGCGGTCAAGACAGGCAAGAGAAAGGTCGGTGGTCTCGGATACGTGAAGACTCAGACTGTAGGTTGCATAGACCGAGGTCGTGGCAGGAACGTGAAAGCAAACAGAAGTAAGACAGAGAGCGAAATCAAGGGGTATCTATCAATCGGTTGCGCACAGAATGCCTTGCGAACGAGCAGGGCAGCGTACAACACATTGGTGAATACTCTGTAGATGTAGCTTCCAGCGCAGGAACTGTTGGAATGAAGATGTGGTTTAAACATCCGGTCTCGAAGATCGCGGACAGCATCTCATAATCTGAGATGGTCCAGCGATCCTCTCCACCAGGATATTATCAAGCTAATATAGCCATGCGCAGTATCTTCTGACCGACAGACTCTGTATCCGAGCACACGGACGTGGGAGAAGGACGGGCGAAGATTCAGGCGATGCCTCGTATAACATCATCTGAACATCCGACAATGCATGGATGTTCGTATGACGAACAAGGCGTAGCTCATCAACGAAGTACAGAAATGTGCCAGTCCGTATGACTTCCACCGGTGGCGCACACCACCAATCCCTGATGGATGGCAATGTTTAATACCACAGGTTCTCTTAACCAGAGTAGTTAATCCATGGAGTCCTGGATTAACTATTCTGGCGAATCCTGTGTCAAATCAGAATCATAAAGTTATTGTGCCGAGCCATCGGTCAGGGAATTACCCTAGCACGAGGGTAGTCTTCAGAGGGGAGATTATTTATGAGTGTCTGTTTCCATGCCGCCGGCCTCCCGGAACACTATCCGGTACTCCGGCGGCTTTCAACAGCCCTCGAATCAAGCTGTTATAGCTACGTGCCACGCTCTCAGATGAAGACAACGTTATTGCCAAACGAGGTACACGAGGAGGAATTCTTTATATCACGAGCTTTGTAACTCGCGGGGAGGCATCCTTAGAACAACGATGCTCCCCGCGATATCAGCTCCCTCAATCGCCAAGATAGAGGAAGGCAACAGACCTATGAGTGTACCTACAAACAACCATGTGAATTGCATCACGACTTATCAAGAGTATGAGGTTTAATATCCCGTGGATTGGATCAAGAGCATATATCCATGCAACATAATACATGAGATAAGTCATGCGCATTGCAGCGATGTCTGACAAGTTCTGAGTGTTCATCGAGCGTTTCATTGATTCTGAAGCCAAGGATGTGGAAGCATTCGCTTCCTGGAGGTTGGCTTCATAACAATGCCACGCCCTTAATCGAAAGCTTAAAGCAATGCAACGTATCAGGTTGAGTCAGACTAGGTTATTGCGAGCCGAATGGTGCGCAAGGAGAATAGATTGTACAATACGGTATCAATCATCCTGAAGATCCAGGTGGTTACCTGGATCTGTCAGGACTTAGATACAGTATTTATCAAGACCTTATAGTTACGCAACAGATTCTCTGAGCGCACTCCTATTAACCAATATTTTAGAATTATGAACAGTAAATTACTTAAGAAGCTTGAGGAAATCAAGAAAGAGTACTGGGAATCCGAAGTTTGCATGGGCGAGATGCTGGACTCTGTGAGCGCAGACGGATTCTCTATCGAGGAGGCTCACTGGTTGTATATGCGTGCAATGGAGTGGGCGAACGGAGATAAATTCTATATCCACATCGGAGAAGACGAAGATGTACTGAGTAAGGATGAACTCGAAGAAGCCAATTTGATAGTGCTACAATAAGCACTATCCCTATTAACCAATACAATAGAATTATGACATACGACGAGATTATCAATGCAGTTGAGAATGGTGCTAAGTTCACCATCAACTTCCAGAAGAGAACATGTAGAGTGAACGGCAAGGTAGTAATGTCCGAGGAAGACAAGCCGAAAGACACACCTTACCTTACACCCGAGGTTGTATTTGTAGGAATCGAGCAGAGATATGCAGCGTACAAGCATTCTGTGCCTTCGGAGCGCTCTGAATCACATCGTCACTACTACTTCAAGGCTTTACCTGAGAAAGAACTCTCAGACGAAGATATGATGTACGGAGAGCGACGTGAAGTGGCGAGGTGCAAGCTGGAGCTGTACGTTCTTATGCAGCTACTCAGAGGCAACCTCTGGTGGGACAACTCATGGGGAACATGGTTCTGGTGTTCAAAGAACGATAAGGACCTGATTATCCTCAGAGACTGGATTGAGCCAAACAAGGGTGGGGCGTAAGCCTCATCCACTAGAGTTAAATAAATTTTTAGTAACCAATTTAAAATAATTAGAATTATGAAGCAGATTGTAACAATCACTGGCGAGAACTTGAACATCGTAACTAACAATGTAGAGGCTACAGCAGCTACCGGTAAGAAGACCAAGGCGCAGATGCGTCTCGAAGCTCTGAAGGCAGCAGGCGTTGACGTTAGCAAGTACTTCCCTCTCGGTGATGACCAGCTTATCAAGATCGAGAATGGTGCAGCTGTCCCTGTTGATATGGACGATACAACCATCGATGCGGTAGGCAAGCAGATTGTCGAGGGTGGATACGTAAGTAACTGGAAGCTGTTCCGTCGCTGGGTGATGAGCCAGATGTTCCACATGTTGCGAGACATGGATAAGAACGGACTCACATTCAATGCGGTATTGCAGCGCAAGGGCTACGAGTACCAGTGGCGCATGCTGGAAAATGAGCTCTATGCTCAGATGAAGATGGAAGCTCACGGGGATCATGACAATGCCGACGCGAGAAAAAGATGGTTCGGAGGCTTTGTCGCTAGCGAAATGGCTTACGATTACATCGATAAGCTCCGCAAGTACGTGGACGACAACCTTACTTGGAAGGTCAAGAAAGACGCGAACGGAAACAAGAAGAAGACTTTCAAGCATACCTGCAAGGGCAATCCTTACGTGCGCCTTCAGAACAAGGACATCTTCGTTTCCGACTTGGAGAAGAAGGTATTTGTACCTCTCTGTGACCTTGCGCGCAAGATGTGCGACAGCAAAACCTACAAGGAAGTCTACGATGCCGTTCACGAGTTCAACAAGAACCGCAAGCATCTCGCATGGGACACCAAGCAATCAGATGTATTCATCAATGCCTACAAAGGTTCTGGTGCTTATTACACCATGCGTAACCTTATCATGTTCCACGGAGCAAGATTCCTGAAGAGCGGGCGAAAGATGTCAGAAGCCAACTCGTTGAAGGAGCTTGAGTCTAAAGCAAAGCTCTATGATGAGCAGGGTTGGAGAATGCTCGGTGTTCTCAAGCAGCTTATCAAGGAGTCCGGTATTAACATCCAGGGTAAGATTGATGAGTGGAAGAAGTAATCACCAGTAGAACGTAAGGTTCGCCGCCTGTAGTATGGTGACCCGGCAAGAATTCACAAGAGCTTCTTCAACGAAGGATCTCCTCCAGTTACTACTGGAGGTAATCCTTCAATCTAAGCTCTCTAGATCAAACTTTTAGAGTAAGGCGCGAGCCGGGAGCCATTCTAGCCAAAAGTCGGTTACTGATTCGGTAACCGATTCAATGTCTAACCAATAAAATTAAGGATTATGAAAGAGATTAATGTAGACACAAGGAAGTATATTAAGGCTCCTATTGATGGAAAGAATGTCGTTGAGGAATCACTTCTCGATGCTATCTTTGATGATTCGCAATATCTTAGCAACAAGTTCTCCCTGGGATTTGTCGGTGGTGTACCTACAATGATAGAGTGTAACGGAAACTACCTATCTGTCAAGAAGTTACGCCCGTGTAGTACATCAGGGTGGGGCAGAGAGATTGTCAAACGACTAACAGGCGAGTCCAAAAACAACATATATTGTTACGAGACGAAGCAGTATCTCGACGAACGCCAGGCAGAGCCTTTAATCTATGCATTCTCTATGAGTACAGACTACCTTACAGTAAGATTTCACTACAATGTAAAAGTAGATGAAGATTAGCCAAACATGTCAGTCGTTAACAGCGGCTGACTCCTTATCATAACTAGATTTTGTTTAAATGGTTCAAACCGGTCTGTCGTGAGACACGCCGGTTTTTTGTTCCCCAAGTTTAACCAATTAAATTAGAATTATGAGTAGAAATTACTGGACATTAGGTAAGGAAGGAATGAAGACTCGTCTGTCAAAGGCACAGGCAGCTTATGAGAACGCATTAGAGAATGTCAGCGACTTGCATGTCAAGATCAGCGATGGCAACACAAAATTGGGAGCTATCCCATCCGTGTCGCTCATTCCGGTCATGGATTGCGGTAACTGTGCAATATGTGCGAAGAGCTGCTATGACCTCCGCAACGATATGATTTACAAGGAGGTTATCAAGACGAGAGCCATCAACTCTGCAATCTACCATGAGGATCCCGAACGATACTTCAAGGAGATTGATGACTACCTCAACTACCGCTATTCTAGAGCATTCCGATTCCACATCGGTGGCGACATACAGGACAAATGGTATCTTGACAAGATGTGCGAGATTGCTCGCAAGCATAAGGATACCAAGTTCCTGGCGTTCACGAAAATGTTCGATGTGTGTAACGAGTACCTTGATGAGGGCAACGTCATTCCTGAGAACATGCATATTCTATTCAGCGGATGGCTTGGTCTCAAGATGGATAACCGCCACGGATTCCCGGAGGCGCATCCTATCTTTGAGAGTGGAACGTCTGCTCCGGAAGGAACACGCCTTTGTACCGGAAACTGCACAGAGTGCTTGAAGGAAGATAGGCTGTGCTGGTCTATCGGGAAAGGTCAGGCGGTAGGATTCCTTGCACACTAGCCAAAATCCTCGTCAGAAATGACGGGGTGCTATGTCTAACCAATTAAAATTTTGAATTATGGTAACAGCAAGAAGAGGTACAAAAATGCTCAAAGCTTCTGACATCATGAAGAGAAAGGGCATCGTCCAGAAACAGATTGACATGAACAAGTTCAACGAGGTTATAGAGAATTTCTTCATGGCACACGAGCCTAAGGATACAATTCTCCTTACGCCGAAGAGATTCATCGAGATGGATAACCCGCCAGAGGGAGACTTCATCGACTATCTCGATATCAGCGTGTGGGAGAAGAAATGCGATGACCCGGATGACCCGTTCGACTTCATCGACTATCAGTACATGAAGAAGAACGGGATGCTTCGTCCAATCCTTATGGTGAACGAGCCTTTCATCGGCAATGCTGCCGGGTGGCTGAGAGATTTTTGCGGATTCACTGTGAAGAGCAGAACACGAAAGAAGAAAAAGGAATATATCGTGTCTCTGCCGGTGTAAAGCCAAACAAGGCGTGGAACATTATTGTTTCACGCTCCTATTATTTACCAATTAAAATTAAAGATATGAATGATTTTTTAAAATTAGCTGAGGAATTAGACTGGAGTTATAATGTTGACGATACACCTAACGAAAGAGGTGAGGTTTGCGTCGAGT